ATTATTAAAGATTTCTTGAAGTTTCTTATCTCCAGTTACAGAAGCAAAACAGTGAGGTTCAAGAGATTCGTAGTCACAATCAATTACCTTTCTACTTTTTCCGGCAATCAAGAAAGCACGAACAATATTAACGTACTTTTCGATTACAGGGGCATCTTCACCTGGTTCAAGAGGTTTAGGTAGCTGCTGGGCATCAGAACCGTAGCGGCCTGATACAGTACCGTTTTGTTTAAAGTAAAAGTAGTATCTACCATCTTCCTGACGGTCTCTAAACCTGTCTACGTAGGTAGATTTGATCTTTAATAACTTATTATAGATGCGTAGGTTTTCAGCCCAAGGATATTCTTTAGCGAGTTCTTCAACCATATCCATGTCGAACTTATCTCGACCAGATTTAGTATTAGCTCCTGATACTTTAGGTTTGATTCCCATGTAACCGAAGACGATTTCACCCAAGTGCTTTTTAGATTGTATATTAATATAGTCTCCGTCATTAGACTCTTTCCATAGAGCCATAGAGATTCTAGCTTTTTCAATATCGTCAATAAGGGTATCGTCTCCGGTTAGTAGGAATTGCTTGACGTTTGAATCTTCTAGTTCGTTAATATACTTTGCAGTAAGAGAATACTTACCAGTTTTTTCAGATTTAGGTAAAGGTAGAGAATATCTTTCTACTAAACTCTGAGCCCAATTACCTTTATGCGAGACAGGATAGTTTTCCATAGACGTAGCTACTACCCACTCTTTGACTTCAGGTATAGCTAAAAGAGACTTCATAACTATCTCTTTATTCTTTTTCTGATCTTCTACGATTTCATCGTGAATACGGTCGATAAGTTCCGTATCTAAATCTACTCCGTAAGCCTCCATAGGTACAGTAACCTCACGGTATATAGGCATTACTTCCTCTTCAAAGAAGAATTTCTCAAGTCCTTCATCTCTAAGCTTATCCAAATATAGATTGCAAATGCGAAGGGTAAGGTCAGTATCAGCAGAAGCGTATTTGCTGAGTATCTCAAGATCTGCTTTATAGATCTCAAAACTTTCTTTAGTAACAGAACCACCATTTTTCTTAATACTTTCTTTTAGTTCAATTTGTTCTTGGTTAGCAGCCTCTTCGACATTTAGTCCAAGAGCTTCTTGGTTCATTATCGCTATGGACTTTAGTCCAAAAGGGTTACCGAATCCAAAAGCACCCTCCTCGTAAACTGTATGTACAAGTAATCCAGTATCAACCCAAACGTCTGGTAGTAAATCTACACCGAAGTAGTTTTTAATAAACTGAACGTCGAAAGAAGCATTGTGAAATACAAGCTTTTTACCTTTTAATGCTTTGAGTAGATTTTTAGAGATAGTTTCGGTAGAAGTACCGTCAATAGTCTGTAACTCTAGTTCACCTTTCTCAAAATTCCAAACTAAAGTAGGAATATAGAAACCGATACCTTCATCACCAGATAGTGACCATCCTACAATTTTATTCTTTCTAGGATTAAGACCGGAGGTCTCTGTATCGACTGCTATTACTTCTGACTCTTGAATGTGTTGGAACATTAACTTTAACGTCTCAGAGTCTTGGACGGTATAGTACTTTTTTTCTAATTGCATTTATCTAAAATCTTTTCTAATAAAATCACCTTCGTCATATGATTTAAGTATATGACAATGTTTACAAACAAGTTGATAGTTAGAGGGTTGTTCTCCTTCTACAGTATGTTTAGTATTAGAATTTATGTGATCTACGTCAAATAAACCACTCAATTCTTTTAAAGTTCTAGAATAAAATTCCGTAGGGTCATAACCACAGCTTTCACATTTTAAATTACCTGCTACTACCCTTTCTGTCTTATAAAATAGCCAAGGTCTTCTAGGAGCATTTTTACCGTATGTCTTATACTGTCTATGAACTTTACAGTACTTAGTAGCAAAGTGAGCTCCTTCTTCTATAGGGGTATTACACCATGTAACTTTACACATAACCTTAATTATACTTTAATATACGAAAAAAGGTTGGATAAACCAACCTCTTTCTTAATATTCTCCGTATAAATCCCAAACTTCTGGTTCAGGTTCCGGAACGTCAATCTGCTGTTCTTTAATAATAAAAAGCTTACCGTTTAAAGGCTCTAATCTATAGTGACCTTTAAATTTAGTCTTACGCATATATTGAGTTAATGTCTGTACTAACCCTTCAATTGTGTTACCTCTATCTATCAATAGCTCCCAATTATCGCCAGGTGGCATTCTTTCTGCTATTAATTCAATTACTTCCTGTGTTTCTACTGCCATTACTGTCTTAAAGTTTTAGTAATTCTATAATCAGGATTAATAAAAAATTCTGGTATTAGCATAGAATGAGATGCTCTAATCGGATTAATATCTAAACCTCCTCTTCTAGTATAAAGACAAGCAACCATTAACTGCTCAGGTTCATATGCATCTGATATATGTTTGTAAACCATCTCGCATATTTCTTCATGAAAATGACTTACTGTTCTATGACTTACTATATATTTTGCTAACGAATCTGCTGCAGGTAGTTTTTTTCCTTTTAAGTAGATAAATACATCACCCCAATCTGGTTGATTAGTAACTCTACAATTAGATCTAAGTAGATTAGATTTAAATTTAATTACTTTAGCTTCATCATCAGTATCTTCAACCATTAACTGAGAAGCATCAGACTTAAATGCGGTAAAATCTATTTGGTCTAAATCTACAACATCTCCTAAATCTTGATATCCTTCAAAAGATAGAGCCTCACCTTCATCATTAGAAGCATAAAATGAAACTGTAGTATTAGTTTCTAATAATTCATCTAAATCTCTTTTAACTGTAGCTTCTATAGCTTTAATACAATCAGCAGCATTATCGCCAATCTGAGTCATATTAAAAGAGTTTAAATATAACTTAATTGACTTAGATTCTACGTGAAACTCCGAATCTGCAGGACATACAATTTTAAGCATTCCGGCAACAGGCTGACCTTTGGTAGTAATCGCTGATACTTCGTAACAGTTCCAGGTATCCACACCTAAAAAACTATCTGATGTTAAACCATAACCCTCTCTGTTTAAGTATCTAGGAACTTTTACTAGTAGTTCAGGATTGTATTGATCTGAATAACCAGCTCCTCCGACTTGTCCTAAGTGCTTTGATGCAATCTCTACTACTTCTTGGTAATTTTTAACTTCACTCATTTTATAAATTCTAATATTTGTTCTACTCTTTGCATAGGAGATCCTGTAACAGATAAGTAAGGTTGTCTTACATCTTGCAGCATCTCAAAAAACTCATCATCTATATCTTTTCTCCACTGCTCGTCAATACTTCTAACTCCATCATCAACAGAGTCGAATTCGATAGGAAAATATACATAATGAGTATATTCATTTTTAACCCTTTGCCATGTATCTAAGATATATTTTAACGTCTCTTTGCTTATATTAGGCATGAATCTAGAGTATGCTACTAGATCCATATAACATCTGTCTAATACAAGATTATAAGGTTGTAGTAATGCTTCTAAATGGAAGCTACTGATAGCTAATTGAGTTTCAGAAGTACCAGCCTCATTAATAGGAAAACCATAATTACCTACTGTTCTAGTAGATTCGTTTACAAATTCATACTTAGGTAGCTTAGTCTTAAGTAATTCATAAACAGTTGTTTTACCTGTACTACTTGCTCCAACTAATGCTATTCTTTTTACCATAATAATAATATACGAAAAATTACTCGATATTTAAACGTTCTCTCAAGAAATCTTCCCAAAGTTCTAAACTTAATATCTTAAGTTCTTTATAATAATCCTCTAAACTGAATCCGCCAATAAAAATACTCGATTCTGCTAATACAGGACCTTCGTCTACTCCTGCATCTACTTTATGTATAACAGAACCAATCTCTTTATATTGAGCTGAAAAAGCTTTTACTTGAGGATCTTTACCTTTAAGTTCTGGATACTTAGTAATTAGTCCGGGATGACCATTAAAAATTTCAAACGCATCACAAACTCCAGGAGGCATTATTCTTAGCCATCCATGTAAAGTAATAATAGGATCATTTAAATATTGAAGTATTTCATGATATTCATTAAAGGTTGGTTTATTAGACATTTCTAAATAACCATGCTGAGTAATTCTAGGATCTATGGTTCTTAAGTGCTTAGGTCTTTTATTAGTAATAATGCGAGTAGGCCATCTACCGATAGACTCGCAAATATCAGCTATTTCAGCTCCTGTCTGACTAAAGTATGCTACCCACTGGCGTTTCTCCATTTGTAAACCATCTAAATTTAACCAAATTAGTCTTCATTAAAGACAAATCAATTTTATCAATATCATAATCGATAAGCTCATGTAGCTTTTGAGATTCTTTGTTCCATAATCCTTGATCGGTATATTCTATGCCTTTTATAGCATGTACTATAGGGTTAGAAGTATCTAAAGAATAGATCCAATTATAATCTGAATGCTTATAAAAACTAAATTCTTGAGGTAATCCGCAACCTAATAGGTGATGCTTCTTTTCAGTGTTTATCACACCGTCTCTCAATAGGTCTCCTAAGAGTTTAACTCTACCAAGCATCCAACTTACATATTTGTTAGGATGAGGGACAGATACAGTATAATACGAATAGTCAAAAGATATAGCAATCATATCTACATCCTGTTGAGGTTCATTCATAAAGTTATAACAGTCAACAATCTCATCATAAGTCTTACCTTGAACAACACCTATCTTACAGCTACCTTTATACCCGTATCCTTTATCATTCCAGTCTTGCATTTGACGCATAGTTTTTTCTGCATCTTCTAATGCATCAGGAACGATATACCAGTACGGCTTAAGTCTATTAATCCACTGATCAAATCTATCAGCTTCAAAAGCTTCTTCTAACTCAAAGATAGAATTATCTAAAATAACTTCTCTACCTTTTTTAATAACTCTTTCAAAAGTATCTCTATATCTAGAATTTTGTTCAAGCAAATGAACTAAAGCATAATCGTAATCTGTAAATCTCTGAACTTCTTCAAAGATATCTATAGGAGCTTCGTGTGCTATTTTAATCATCTAATGAATTTAATTTATTAAAAGCTTTTATGATATCATTTAATGAAGTCTCTACTTGTTCAGCATTATTGTAAGCTTCTTGCACAGCTTGTTTAGCAACTGAATATGGAATCATATCCATTTTATGACTCTCTACGTAAACTTTATGTTCATCTAAATTAATCATATTCCTACGTGTTGTTGTGGTCTATTTCTAAATATATCATCTTCAGTAAAAAACTTAGTTAAGTCTGGTCTGAAGTAGTTAATTGATTTCATTACTTTTCGATCTCTGGAACGGTAGACAATAAACCTTCCTTGCGCAATCTTCTCATAATGACAGGCCTCACCTTGTTCCTCACTTCTTTGGCTGACGGTCTGTATGGCTTCTTCTTCAGTTTTACAAGCTTTTGACATATTACTTGCTTGTACCTCTTGATATGCGTCCCATATCTTATCCTTAAGGCCATGTAACATAACACCGTTCCCAAGGGAAACATAAGTAATGTCGCACAAAGCGTCCAAAACTTCCACAATGTCGCCCCTTTCGCAAGCTTCTCTATATTCTTCAAGTTCTTCGAGTATGAAGTCATAGACAAACTTCCATTCTTTTTCTGCGGGGATAGTTGGTTCATAGTTATTTGGTTTACCAAATGTTTTGTTAAAAGTTTCTACTTCATCCACAAACGGGACTCCGTTAACCCATTCTAGTTCTTCTGCTGGGAATAATGATAATTGCTTACTCATCTTTATTTAGTTTATTAGTATTTTTAATAGGCATAGTTAACCCCCCAATATAGTTATTATCTCTAAGATGCTCTAATTCTGCTCTTTCATAATCATCCTCTAACCTAACTATATCATCTTCACCGAAGTAATCTCCGGTCTGTACTTCTATAAATGTTAAGTCTTCTTTACCTATGGCTTCTACTCTATGTTTTACACCTCTAGTAATTTGAATAGTCTGACCTGGTTCTACTATAGTATTTTTACCGTCTAAGGTTACTTTAGCTTTTCCAGCAACAACAACCCAAGTCTCATCTCTATGCACATGATATTGATAAGATAATCTATGACCGTTATCTACTGTAATCTGCTTTACTTTAGTCTCAGGAAGCTCTAAAAGAACTTCATAATACCCCCAAGGTCTTTCTTCGAAGTCTACGATCTGCATTTTCCTGCTAGTTCAATATTCTTGTAAAACTCCGCTCTCGCTGAATCTTCATTTAAGAAGCATCCTGATAGTTTAGCTGTTTGCATTGAAGCACCGTGATGTTTAACACCTCTACAGCTAACACAGTTATGGGTAGCATCGATCATTACCGCTACACCTAAGTTACCTTCGCAAATCTTATCGATTGCATTATGAATGGCTACAGTAAGCTGCTCTTGTATAGCACCTCTTCTACCGAAATGCTCGACGATTCGGTTGAGTTTAGACAGACCTACTACTTTACCATTCTCAGACGGTACATAAGCGATACTCACACGACCACCAATAGTCTGATGGTGATGGCTACACATCGATGTCACCGGGATATTAGACTCCTGAACGATTCCGTTATAACCGTCAGAAGGAAATGCTGTTATATCAGTCATAGCATCGTATCTACCTTTCCATAGATCGAATGCATAGGCTTTAGCTACTCTTCTAGGAGTATCAGCCGAATTAGGATCATTACGCCAATCACAACCTAAAGCATCGAGAAACTCTCCATACTTTTCAGCCGCTAGTTCGACCATTTTCCATTTTTCATCTTCTGTTAGAGGAAAGCCAGGAGCAACTCCGTTGGCATAACCTACTTTTACTAATTCTAAATCTTTACTCATTAATTGTTTTTTAAAGTGGTTCTACGACACTCATAACCATTATACAATATAGGAATATTATCTCAATTATCCAAATAATCTTGTATTGTTTTTGAATCTACTCTTTCCCATGGAAATACAAGCCATCTATCATCTTCTATTTTTTCTGAATACCATTCAGGCATATAGGGAGAAGAGTATCTGTATGCTAAAGCTGCTGTCTGGAATCCGTATTCTGTAGCTTCTAATAAAGTCATACCGCTATCACAGATATCGTCTATTACTAAAACTTGTTTTCTAAGACTTATAGGAAGCTGTTTTGCATCAGCATATGGAATGTATTTTATTCCTAAATAATGTGAAAGGTATGCTCCAGGGATTAAACCTCCTCTTGGAATGCCTGTTACGTATAAAAATTCACTGACTGATTCTTTGATAGTCTCCCCAAGAGTCATAACTTGTTGATCTACCCAATTCCATGATAAATAAACCTTTTCTTTCATATTAATAATATAAGAAAAAAAAAGGGAGCTAAAAAGCTCCCCTTAATTTTTTTTTCAATATTAGAATCTATATTTAAGAGACGCATTGAAAGTTCTTCCAAATCCGAACCATACTGAGTTTCTTACATCGATTCCATTCCATGTAGTTGAGCCTGCTCCTGCATGAATATTAGAGTTAGACTCAGCAATATAAGTTGTGTCTAACACGTTATTTACATTCGCTCTGAAGCTTAATTTACTTCCGAAGTATTTTGTATATCCTAGGTCTACAATACCGTAAGAAGGTAGTTTTAACGCACCATCGTTATCTGGTGAAGTAAATGCTGAATCTGTAATCGAGTAGTCAGCATATAAACCATCTACGAATCTATAGTTAAGATCTAACTTACCTAATCTTCCTAAGTTTTGATCAACTGCTAGGTTAGCAACGAATTGTGCTGCATCACCAACTTTAGCTCCTTTAGTATAAAGAGTTCCAGTACCGATTGATTGCTGATTATCGTCAAATAATTCAGCTTCAAAGTTTTGATCATAAGTCCAGTCACCAATTGATAACATTCCTTTAAACTTAGTTTTATAAGATAAACTATAAGTTCCTTCAATTTCAATACCGTTGTGAGTAACATCGATATCTTTAAATTGTGCGAATCCATCTACTCCTTGCTGGTTAGATAAGTTTCTTGTAACAAATCTATTACCCCAGTTTGTAGAGTAAACGTTTACGTTTAATTTTAACTTATTTGTAATAAATCCATACCCAAATTCTACTGATTGAATTTCTTCGTTTTGTAGATCTGGATTGATGTTATTTGCATAGTTAGGGAATACTGCGTCAAATTGTGGCTGTCTAGAGATATAACCTGCATTAAAGAATACATTAGATTTTTCATCTAAGTTATAGTTAGCACCACCTTTAACATATCCTCCTCCTTGATTTTGTACATCAGATTCTGGATTACCAGGTTGATCAAAGTAGTCTATTCTTTGGAATGATTGGTTAGATAGACCTGCTTGTAATACTGCAGATAAGGTAGAGTTGTTATATTCAACTAAACCGTTAACACCTTGCCAACCTACTTTACCGATATTATAGTAGTCGATTTTAGGTCCTCTAATTCCAGTGTTCTTGAATGGGTTTGCTTCAACTGTTGTTTCAATAATCTGACCAGCAGAGTTCTTGTTACCTGTTGAATAATAACCATCTAATCCTAATAGATCGTTAACTACTCGGTAATGATACCCAGTGTAGTTTCTAAGATCAACTCCTAAAGAGTATTTAAAATTACCAGAAGTAATATCTAAAGACGAAATTGCACCTACCCAGTCATGAGAGTTCATAGAAGCTCTTCTAATTAAAGCTACTCTATTTACTCCATCATCTCTAAATCCATTAGAACCAATTTTTTGACCAGCAAATCTAGAAATATCTCCAGTATAAGGATCAGTCGTATTTCTGTTAGAAGCAACAATAGCATCAAAATCAATAAATCCATTAGCCAATCTTGAACCTCTACCATTTTCTAAGTAATGCTCAGTTAGATCTTTTCTAAAAGGTAAGATATCTGTTGCTGAACCTCTAAAGTTATTACCTCTAGGTCCTGTTCCTCCACCTCTACCTGCTGAAGCGTAGAAAGAAGTGTTTAATTGAACGTTCTCAGAAATATCCCAATCCCAGTTCAATGTAGCTAATGGTTTGTTGTAGAAGTTTCTTCTTAAAGAATATTCTTCTCCATTTAAAATTCCACCATTTGAATTCCATCTTCTATCAATTCCTTCTTCTCCGAAGTTTTGGTAATCTCTAATAGATACCCAAACATCTCTTTGGTGGTGCCATTGTCCTGCACCTAAAACTGATAAGTTAAGAGCGTGATTAGAATCTTCTGGTGCATATCCTAATGCAAAGAAGTAAGTCCATCCTTCTCCGGATGTATTATAAATGTAACCGTCTCCAGCCCATTTACTTAATAAAACAGAAGTTGCCCATCCGTTCTCGTTTTTACCGGTGTTGTAGGCTGCTGTTGTTTTAGTGTAGCCATCATTTCCGATTACTTGAGTAAATGATCCTCCTTCATCTTTACTTGCAGCTTTTGTGAAGATGGATACTGTTCCACCTACAGAAGGTACTGCTAACCTTGAAGCGCCCAATCCTCTTTGGATTTGGATACCTGAAGCAACATCGGTTAATCCTTGCCAGTTTGACCAATACACCCATCCGTTTTCCATATCGTTAACTGGTTGTCCATTGATAAGGAAAGAAGTGTTACGCTGATCAAAACCACGTAATGAGATACGAGAGTCCCCATATCCACCGCCTTGTTTTGTAGCATACACACCAGGTGTGCTGTTCATGATTTCAGGAAACTCTAAGTTACCTACTTTCAACGAAATGTCGCTAGCTGAAATTGTTGATACTGCTACAGGAGTAACACGTGCTTTAGCAACGTCAATAACTCTTGAAGAGACTACAACTTCTTCTAACTGCTGTGTAACGATTGTGTCATTTACAGCGCTTTCTTGAGCGTAAGCTCCAACTGTTAGTAAACCTAACAGAGTTAAAATGAGATTTCTCATCATAAATAAATTAAAATTAAACATATATAACCTTTAAGCTATCGTTGTTGTCCAGTAATTATTATCGATTACATAATTATTACTAGATTCCTTCCCAACGGACGATAGTTTTTCTTTCAATTCCTCCCATTGCTTTGGAGAAATATTAAAATGATGGGCTCCTTCGGCAAAGCCTTTGAACCAATCAATAAATTCTTTTTCTGGCATATTATTGGATTAAGTAATCTTCCCAATCCGTTCCGGATGTATCAATATTAGGGAAGTAAAATACTTTAGTGACGTCCCCAGCTTTAATAGTTTTCCTAAATGCTCTAGGTACTGTAGCACCTGAAGGTAGAACCTGACTGTTTTCATCAAATATAACTTCTATTTTGACTTCTACTTCATGCCAAATGGCCATTCCTCTCTCGACAGATTCTAATCTGTTCCAGGCACCTCTATTTAAAGACTGGTGCTGTAAAGCTGAATTTAAATAAGTAAAAGTTTTTTTAATTGTTTCTCTATCACAAGAGAATGCTGCTGCTGGAGCTAAATGTCCTTTATCCCAAACATTATTTCTATAATCATCATCATCTGATGTATGAATGTTTGCGTCTTCGTAGAAGTCTAATCCTGTTCTGGATGCATCTCCATCCGGGCATGGTACTATGTAAGTTACCTCTAGTGGCTGTTCTAATACTTCAGAGTATACTCCGGAAAATAATCCATCTATACTGAATTCTACTCTTTCTCTAAGTTCTTGGGATAATGCTGGCTCTGGTTTAGTGCAGCCTAGTGCAAGTAGTCCTAAAAGGACAATATAAGTTTGTTTTCTAACCATTCAAACGAATTTAATTCTTGTCTTTCATATTCACATTCTAAAGTAAGAAAATCTTCTGGAGTTTCCAACTCTTTAGAATAATTTATTAGCTCGGCTAAAGTAACGTTTTCGTCATCTATGCAGGGCTGCTCAGAAATAAGCATTATACTCTTATCTCCTTCTTTATAATCCCATACGCAATCTTCTCCTATAAAAACATAAATAGAAGAATAATCTACTGTAGGGCAATTCTTAATAATTTCTTGAAATGTCATTAACTATTGAATTTAAATCCGAAAAACTCATAATTTTTGTGGACTGCGTCTTCTTCGCCGGCTGAAATGGCTTCATCCTCACTGTCATAAATAGCTTCTACAGGACATTCCCATATGCAAGCTCCACAATCTATGCAAGTTTCTGGGTTAATATACATTGAGGTTTCACCTTCGACAATACAGTTATCAATAGGGCAAACTTCTATACAGACGCCATCTTTGACGCCAACACATTTATTTCCTATAATATGACTCACTTTTTAAAGTACTTATCTAAAGTATTTAACCTATCATCAGCATCCACCAGTTTAATTAAAGCTTCTTCTGCATTATTATAAAAATCTTCTGTGGAATGATCTCCAATACCTACAGCTTTATTTCCTAATAACTCTAATGATAGTAATGCTTTTGCTTTATCTGCTTCTGCAGATGTTTTTAACATTTTGTAAAGTTCTTTTGTCATTTGTTTTCTATTTTTAATCTTATTTCTACCATTTTATCTATGGCTTGTTCTAGTTCACTTCTTGCTATAGCTGCATCACAATAATCTTGGCAGCATATACCTAAATTGCTATCAACTATTCTTAAGTGAGCTTCTATTTGATTCCAAAGTTCGTCCATCAAACTTCTCTCTGTGTATCAAATGCCATTATGTGGGATCTACCAGTAAATCTATATCCTTTATCTCTCACAAAATCCATAACTACTGGATAACTTTCCATCAGTGATTCTCTATCATCTCCAGCAGGCATACACCATACTTTATCGTTAGGAATTTGTAACTCATCTAGAAATTTCCATACCTCCCCATAGATCGTTAGGTTCTTATCCAATACTGGTTTAATATGATAATCATCGTGATATTCTATAGATTTCTTAATAGCATCTAAATTAAGTCTTAAGCTGTTATGTTTATCTATCATCTTTTGATTAGTTTCTCTACCTTGAGGGGTTAAAACACCTATTTTAGGAATAGAATTAGAAAACTTAGGACTAATAGATAAGAGATTAATAGGATAATCTGTTTCTAAGAAATGACTTCCTTCAGTTTCTATTGTAATAAAGATTCCTCTTTCGTGAGCAAAGTGAGTTAATTCATTTACAAGCTTAGGGTGCATTGTAGGAGACCCACCAGTTAGCATCATTTCAGATATATGAGGATTTTCATCATACTTTTTAATAATGTCGTTAAAAGTATATTTACCTTTTTCCGGATGAATAGAGGTATACCAGCTATCACACCATCCGCCTTCACCAAAGTAACATCTGTGAGTACATCCGGTAGTTCTAATAACAACCGTAGGATAACCTTGACGACTTCCTTCTGACTGTACTGCTGTATAAACTTCTACTACAGGTAGCCCTTTATCGTAATCTTCTATTCTACCTAGGCTCATATATCGCTGAATTTTTACCGTGCTCTCTAAATTCTACTCTTGTAATTTTTACTCTTCCTTCAGTTTCTTCTTCAATAAAAGGATTAATTTTATCATAGATAAACTGTGCGAATCTTTCTGCTCCTGTTGCAGGAACAACTCTTACTTGAGCTACTACACCATCCATTTTAATAAATGACTGTAGATACGGATCATCTTCAGCTACTACAAAGGTATGATCAAACATATAATCCATCCATTCTTTAGGAGTCTTACCGTCAATTTTTCCTTTAGCTCTTTTCATACCGCCAAAGTCCCATACCCAATTTCTTTCGTCTAGATCTCCTTCAAACCATAGTTTAAAAGATACTCCGTAACCGTGTAAATACTTACAATGTGTTGTTTCTGCTTTCCATTGACGAAATACTGTAGAGAATCCGTCAAATACTTTTGTTGATTGAAATTTTCCCATAACTTAAACTAATTCTTCGATTATACCTACTATTTCAGATAATATAAGTAAAATTGCTGAAATTACCAAATTGAAAGGTATAAAGCAATATCCTAAAATTCTAATTCCTGATTTAATAAACGACACAATTTGGTGTTTTTTTGCGTCTGGGTAGTCTTGTAAGTTGTCGGCTGTTAACGGTGATGAAGTGCTATCACCGGTTACTCTTCTTGTCTCTACATCATAGAGTTCATCTAATAACCTTTGTTCTTCTGTTTTCATAAAATGTGTTTTTAAAGTGGTGCTACGACACTATAGTCAGTATTGATATAAATATAAGAACTTTTAATTTATTCTCCAACTACATATCAAAAGATATTCGGATTCTTGGTTTATTTTGAGTCTCTTGAACATCTACATTTATATCTTCAACTTTTAGTTCAGGTTTATCTTCTACAATTATACTTTCTTTGTATTGCTTGCCGTTTAAAGTGACAATTACAGTAATTTTTTTACGGGTAATTTCCTCTTTTTCTTCTCTATACCCTACACCTGAAGGTGCTTTACCTTTCTTCTCTACTGGTGGAACTACTGGTGCAAGATCTTCTATTAATATATCAATCAATATACCGTTTGAAGCTAAAGTAAAGGTATTAGACAAATTTTGCCCTACAGTGGCAATTTCGTATGTATCGACTATATTATTCATTACAATCGAGTAATTGTAGTCTCTTGAGCACTTCCAGTACCGATAGTAGATATTGATTGTACTATATCATCAAATGTTCTAGAAGTTCTTGTAACAGTTAACGGATTAGAAACGTCTAATCCATGCAATGCCCATATCTCTGCTACTTTCGCTGATATGTCGTTAAGAGTAGTTAGTTGCGCTTGCTCTAATGAGGCAGAGACGGGGGTTGCACCGTTAAAGATGGAAACAACCTTTCCTTCAATGTTAAATAATGCTGTACTTTCTGCATCGGTTAAACCAGAGCCTGATGCTACTGATTCTACATCTACTGTTCTTACAATAACCGAAGTATTGAGGTTAATTGCAATGTTATTAGGAACGTTAGTAACTACATCAGCATCAACTTTTATAGACCCTCCATCTACCTCAAATAAGTTACCGACTATATTTAAGGTGTAACTACCATAATAGGGTTTTATCCTCCAGCCATTAATAAGGAAGAATGTAACATCAAGAGACTGTCCCCCAACAATTGGTTCACCCCCTACAGTATTAAAAGGTGGTAAAAACTTTAAATAATCTTCATTTCTAACCCATTCTTTCCAATCTGAATATAAATCTGTTTGTACACTTATATCTGTTACTCCTGGATTAATTAGAATAAGTTTGTTAACCCCATCAAAAGTTACCTTATGATAGAGTTCCCAAAGATTATAAAAATTGTAAAAATGTGTTAGTGTTGACATTATTGAGTACGTTCTCTCCAGTTAAGCGACCATCTTGTTTCGATATCAAACGCTTTAGCTGAGAAAGGACGTATCATGAATACCCATGCAGGCTGTGAAGGAGGTGTTCCGAAGAATTCTCCATCAGTAGCAGGAGCAGACCAGCCTGAACCATCTACAGCTAAAAGGCTAGTTTCATAATCCAAAGGATATGTAGCAGTCTGTTGTGTTATACTAGTAATAGTACCATTAGCACCACTTGATCCTGACCATACTGTTCCTCCGGCAAGTCCTGTGTCTAAGGCAGCATTAGTTCTGTTTTCTAAAGATGCTGTATTGCTACTAAATGCAGTTACAACTGCAGTACCGGCACCTGTAAATGTAATAGTTTCTCCTACAGCTACGGAACTACCGGAAGCAAAAGTTAGGTTAGCTTCTCTAGGTTTTCTATCATCGTCTATATCACTTGTTGAAGTATATAATTTTGTTTCGTTACTATCTACATAAGATAGATAATAAGTATTTCCATTTAATGCTGCTGCTGCATCTGTTGCTGTCACCACTTGTACAATAACTGCTTGTTTGTCTGCAAAATAATGTCTTGCAGTACCAAACAATGGATTAGTTCCTACTGTAACTACTGCAGGATCAGCATTTGTGATTGCTGTTAAAGGCTGTACATTTTTAGCATCATCTGCTTCTGAATTATTTCTAATAGTACCGTACTGTACCCCTGAGATAATGTTTGCAAAGTTAATTGTAGCGTCTCCGGTAAAATGCTTTCTAAATATTTCAGGACCGTGACCTACGTGCTCTCCACTCTTATCTACTTCAACTTCAGAGTAAGTTTGTCTTTGGAAGTTTTCTCCTCTTACTTGACAGGCTTGAAATATTCTAACTTCTACTTTAACGTCAGATTCATCAACAGAACTAAAAGCTTCTATATCTAATTCTTTAGGGGTATAAATTGAATGATTTTCTGCCCCACTTAGTAAATTTTTTGTAGGTCTTAAAGCAAAAGCATAATATGTTCCTCCAGAACCTGAAGGAATTGTTACATTGGTTGCATAAAGTTTTGTAGAACCTTCCTGACTTAAATCTGCTGAACCTTCATAGTATACTGCACCACCTAAGGCGTAGTATTCACTACCTGCTCCTGGTGATCCTGTATTTTTCATCGACCAACAAATTGGTCTTGCCGCAGAAGCTATAGGGTTGTTGATAGCAGGAGTTAGAGATGGAGATAATCCGTTATGATGGAACATCTCATGGCATACAATTCTTTCACCTTTGTAGAATACACCCCATCTGGTTCTACCACCACCGATAAATTGATAATCAATCCAGTATGTGTTAGATTTAGATACATCTATGTTCATACCTGATGGGTTAGAATCTCCTCCTGTACCGTCTAGAGTATCTTTATTCCAAGCAGATTGTGCAACGGCCATATTTTGTGTACCGTTACCGTCCATCGTCCATCTATGTACAACTCTTAATGAAGTACCATTTAATTGGAAGAAAAATCCATCTAAATAATCAAAACATCCCCAGTTTCTAACTACTCCTGTTTTTCCTGTATCTCCTACTCTAGTACCTAATACAAAAAAGTTGTTATTACCAATAGAGTATGGATGATAAAGGTTGGAAGTATGTGTTACTAGTGCATTTGTATCTGAGCCCACTTCTAATTTAGCTGCTTTACCGTCTGAATCAAATGAAATTGCTCCTGATCCAGTTAAGGTATTTGCAAATTGAGTTGGAAGTATACTATTATTAAATTCGTAGTTGGCAAGTAACTTATCTTCAGTGGTTCTTAATTTACCGAATCCTGATAATTGAGGAGCTCCTTCGGAAAATGTTGTGTTTGCAGCACCAAATACATCTACATTTAACCTGTTGGTAGTATTATCCCCACCGACGATTACTGATTCATTTGTATAAACTTCAGTGACTGCAATAGTATTAGATACCTGAGCGATAGTGTTGGCATTTACATCATTTAAATTTTCACCTGCTGTTGGTTCTACGTTATTAAATACCGATGCATCATCATATCCTACCTCTATATATCCGGTAGTTGCATTGGTTGCAAATTCTTTATATATAAGATATTGAATACCACTTGTAGCTCCAGTTAAAATATCATCAGCTACAAACGTTCCTGTTCTATTTTCGTAAGGAATTATTGCTCTGTGTCTAAATCCTATTCTAGCACCAGTACTTGCTGGGGGTATTCTGGTAAATAATTTTTCTCCGGCCATAATTTAATTGTATAACATAACTTTACCATGCCTGTGAGACATGATTATAATAATAAATAGTAGTTATTTTCTATTGTTTACGACCAGTGTTCATGTGTTTAGTAAGTTTCTCAGAGATTGTTTCATAATTAGTGTTAATCTCAGCCGAAGCATTATTCATTTCTTTCATTACTTCTTCACATTTATTAAATAAGTCTGTTCTAGAAGCATTGTTATCATAAACTAATGATTGTAATTCTCTTACTTTTCTGATTGCTAAATCTACGCTATTTGCCATTTTATATAGTTTTTATTTTAATATAGTACTTTTATTTTTATCTACAAACTATTCTGGTTGAATTCCATGAACTTCTCCTTTTATATATCCTTTAAAGCCTCTCAACTCTACATAGATACCATCAAACATTACCGTTCTTAAAGTAGAGTTCAATAAATTATTCTTTTTTCCTATTACAGTGTTACATTCAAAATGTGAATCTGTAATATTTTCTAAATTAGTTTCTATAATTTTAAATCGTCTATTCATAACTATGGATTATTATAATTTCTATCTGCTCTTTGCTGAATTGGTATTTCAGTTGCAGCTGTTGGTACTTCAAAATTAGATATTCTTTGATATTCAAAGTTTAAAGCATGAACTACAATATCTACGAAAGTACCTGCCGGTTGTGAGAAAGAAAAATCATTATCATTTGCACCAACTGATGCAGAAACTACATTTTCTATACCTGCTAATTCAATAGGGTTAGAAGGAGTAGTTACATCAAGTATTCTAACTTCGGTAAAATCTTTCATACCTGTTAAAGTTACCTGAATATTGTTATTTATTGTTACTGTACCGGTAGAACGGTTAATAAAGTTTAGATTACTTCCTCCTCCTAACACATTTAATGTTAAATCACCGGTACCTGTTGTTGGGTTAAATAGTAATTCTGCTCCTGGATCTGAACCAGAAACATAACCGGTAAATGTATTAGAAGTAAAGTTATACGTACCGGCTGTATCTATTTCTATACCAAATTTTGTTCCATCACCTACAAAGTTTGAATTATTAATTAACGATGGATCATTAGATATAATAGAGGCACTAGGTGATGAGGTACTATTAAAAGTAGATGTTGTTATACCTGATCCACTTTGGTATATAACCCCACAGGTATTCCAGGTAGAGCCTGTAACACTAGTATTAGCATTTAATTTTGTTTGTCCTATGTTATTAAATACTAGGGAATTAAAAGAGGCAGTAGTAGAAGCATTTAACACATTTAACTGTCCTGGGTTGTTTGTTCCTATTGCCGTAAATGATATGTTTGTTAAATTTGCTACTGTAGATTGATGATCAAAGTTTACCTGTGTAAAATCCGGTAGTGAATATTCTGTATCTGTAAAAGTAACTGCTGTGTTAGAATCTTGAAAGTATGCTTGAGTTGCTACACTAGCAGTTGTTTGTCCTATTACAAACCTACCTTTAAGTGCAAAACCACCAGGTACTGCAGTAAGTACTCCAAATCTATTAGCATTTAAATCATTATCTTGAGAAGCACTATCAAATGTAATCGGGGTAGTAGCATCACCATCAAAGATATAATATCCTGTACCGTATCTAATTGCATCACATGCAAAATTAAGCCCCCTTGCAGTATCAACTGTTACAATTTGAGAACCAAAGTACTGTGGGTTTCCGGTTGGAGTACCATTTTGTAAACTTGCAAATGAACCTGTATAATATATAGCATAATTAGTCATACCACCCTGGGGAAGAGTGTCTGAACCGTTTACATAAAAATCATAGTAATCATTAGTAGTGTCTCCTATTGATATTCTAATACCACCGGCTGATTTTAAATCGGTAATACCAGGGGTTGCGGAGACGGTCCAAACATAAACATGATCATCAATACCTAAAGCTATACCCGCACCATTATTATATAGTACACCCCTTCGAGTATTGTTAACCTGTCTTGAAATAGCGTTAGTACCTTGAATAGCAAAGTCAACCGCAGCTTCATTAGCACCCCCACCACCGGCCTGGTTAATATCAACCCAGTTAGTGTTAACTTCTGCTAAGTCTATTACTGTTAAGTCTACTTGATAATTTCCTGCGGCCATTTACTACAATATAATAACTTTAGAATTAATTCTATATATAAATAGAAAAAAAAATGGGATCAAAAGACCCCATTCTTTATTATTTAACTATCTAACTCTTAAGCTGGGTTAGAATAGTTTCTTTCTTGTGCTGCAACGAAGTTAATTGTATTCGTTGTTGATCTAGTAATTGTACCTGTAACAACTACATACTGTGCTGAGCTTAATCCGATTGCTACTCCGGTAAATGGTACAACTGAACCTGAAGAGTCTGTTCCTCTTTGTACGTTTTTATCGAAGTTGTAATCAAAATCTCTTGATGCACTTGTTGCAACAGAACCTGTTAGAGGTGTAGTCCCGTCATTCTGGAAAATGATAATAGCATCCTGAGTTCCGAAATCTCTTCCTGTGTTATCTCCTGCATCATCATTTGTAAAGAATACTTTGTAGATTGCATCGGTATCCGACTGTAAGAATGAGTTAAATAGTAAGTTACCAGCTGCAACGAAGTCAAATGTTCTTTCTACATTAAGGTCATCTCTAAATGCCAAGTCGTTGGCATCAATTGCTAAAGTATTTTCGATAAATACACCACCTGAAATTGCTGCATTTCCACCTACTGATGTTTGGAATTTAGTTTTAAGTGTGTTCCCAACGAATTCTAATAATTCTTCTGCTACCGAACCGGTTACATTAGCAAAAGATGCACCAGCATCGATATCAAATCCTGAACCAGATCTTAATTGTTTCTGTACAAATTCGTAAATTTGCTGTTTTGTACCACTGTTACCGTTAATTAATACGTGGAAGTTTCTAGATGTACCTGAAATATCTCTTGCAAACGATTCAGTAAAGTATGTAATCGACATTCCTGTATAAGGAGTTGATCCTGTAATATCATTATCAGTTGCTTCAATATTAAGGTCTAAAGAGTTTGCTAAAGGTAGGGCAAACTTTCTATATGTTAAAGCTGTTAAGTTCTGTTCTGCGATAAGATCGTAGAATGCATATACTTTTCCTTGCTCTCTTAAGTAGATCTTAAAGAAAGTTCTATAGTCAAATTCTTCACCTGGAATAGAACCAGAAGATAAAATCTGAATACCTTGGTTAACTTCACCTTGAAGTACTGTATTAACTATGTCCCCGCTTGAAGTCTGGTAGTAATAGGCTTGGTCAGTACCGGCGTTAAAAGCACCTAGTGTAGTAATATTCATCCACTCCTGGGTATTATTACCAGCCGAGTTAACAACTGCCCATCCACCGTCTTTTATATAAGTCCAAGACCCTGCAGTATCTTGTAATGCAGAAACAGCAGCTGAACCGGATAGATCCCAGCCGTTAATAAATTCAAACTGCTCGGTCGTAATAGATACCATTGGGAATGGGAATTTGATGAGGTTATCATCATTTTTCCATTCTTCTTTAATGAATGAATAAAGTGCCTGCATTGATACTCCGTCAGTCGATAGATTACCTGCAGTATTAAGTTTAATTTGGAGTGAACCTGAAAGGAATTCTACCTCTGTGCCTTGGTTCAACTGATCCGGATCTATAATTTTTGGCATTGTTTAATTAATTTAAATGATTCAATATTTCGTTTATCAGCTTATCATAAGTAACATTAACCTCATAAGTCTTAAAGTACTTTTCTAAAACTAAATTTACTTTAGTTGGGTTTTTAGCTATATTTGATAAAGTTATACCTTTTCTTTCTAAGAGTTTAGCTAAAACTGCTCCATGTTTAGATGTTAGAGGTTTTGACTTTTGGGTTACTGTTTTCTTTTCTTGTATAGGTTTTTTCTCTACTTTTTCTTTAGTAGGCATAGTAACTTTTATAGACGGTTTATTTTCTTTTAATAATTCATCTTTATTACTTAATACTTCTACTTGAACTTTTTTACTAGCTCTTAATTCAAAAGAATCTTCCCAAGGTGAGAAAAAAGTATCTTCCGCGATAACTTCTAATCTCATATTACCTTCTTTTGACTCTTTTAAGTAGTCTTTAAGTTTTGGTATAACTATACTGCAACGTCCGTTAGCATCCACAGAACCTTCAAATAGAAGATTAATGTTTTTACTTTCTAAAACTAGGCGAGCCTGAGTGTCTGAGATTGAAGCTCCTTCAATATCAATATTACATTCGAAGTTCTCTGCCTTATCTGTAAATAATGTGTACATATTGTGTTCAGCGATTTATTATAAATATGAAGTTTTTCAGTAAAAAAACCGTTGAACTAAAGTGAAGTATTCTAGAAATTTTTATAAGTAAAAGGATCTCTTTTTTTAAGTTCCTTTAATTTTTTTTTAAATTCTCTATTTCTTTTGAATTCAACAAACTTATTCTTTATATATTGGATAATTTTCATATCTTTTTTATTAAATAGTTATTAATTACCAGATAATCAATTTCAGAATTCAAATACCTTTCTATCGCCTGTTTAGGAGTCATAGTAATAGTTTGATCTTTTAAGTTAAACGAAGTATTAAGTACTACAGGGAAGCCTGATATTCTTTTTAATTCTATAAGAAGTTTATAATATCTCTCATTTAAATTTTTATTTACTGTTTGAACTCTACATGTGTTATCCACATGTGTAGCAGCAGGAAATCTAGTAAATCTTGCAAAGCCGTCTAAATCTATAGCGTTTACAACTTGATTCATATAAGGAACTGGTTCCTTAATATGAAAGTACTTATAGGCACTATCTTCTATAACTGAAGGAGCAAAGGGTCTAAATCCTTCTCTTTTTTTAATTACGTAATTTAATTTTTCTCTCATTTTAGCATCTTTAGGTGAAGCTAATATGCTTCTGTTACCTAAGGCTCTTGCTCCAAATTCCATTCTTCCTTGAAACCAAGCAACTATGTTCTGATTGTTTAGTATTTCTGCTGTTTTTTCAAGTAATTTTTGTTCTGATAGTTTAAAGTATTGAATGCTGCTACTGTATGATTTAAGTAACTTTAAAATATAATTATTACTATAATCAGGACCTAAATAAGGAGAATTATTTTGCAATAACTTAGATTTGGAATTATATAAGCAGGCTCCAATCGCAGAACCAGCATCTGATGGTGCAAATGGTATATGTATAGATTCAAAATACTTATATGCTTTAGAATTTGCTACTCCGTTATAAGCGCAACCTCCACCTAGACATAAATTTTTACTTCCTGTTATTAATTTAGCAGTTCTTACTAACTTTAAGAATTCTCTTTCATAAATTTTTTGCAATGCTGCTGCTAAATCTTTATGTTCCTGTGTAAGTTCATCTTCCGGTAGCCGAGGGGGTAGTTTAAGTAAGTTAAAGAATTTTTTATTAAACATTACTTTATCGGAATATTCCCAAGTAAAGTATTTCTGTTTTATCCAAAATTTATTGGTAGTATGTGTGAAAATTTTATCTAATTTGCTAAAATAGTTTGTAGGATCACCATAAGGTGCTAACCCCATAACTTTATATTCACCTTCGTTAGGTTTAAACCCTAAATATGCTGTTATAGTAGAGTAAAGCATTCCAAGAGAATTAGGAAAATCTATAGATAATTTTTTCTCGATTTTAGTACCGTCACCATGTGAAATAGTAATAGTTTCCCACTCCCCAACACCATCCACAGTTAAAATAGCAGCTTCATCATATTGGCTAGTTAAAAAACTAAATGCTGCATGTGATAAGTGATGTTCTGTAAATACAATCTTACCTTTATACCCGATTTCTTCTAAAAGTACCTTTGGGTTATTAACTTCAAATTCTTTTAGAAATTTTCTTTTGAGTAAAAATGTACGAAAAGGTCGTTTTTTAAATATTTTAAGTACCCTATCTTTTTTAGTTTCTGGGTTTTCATACCAACATACTTCATCAATATGCTGAATTTTAAAATTTGTGTATTCTAAACACCATTTAATAGCATTTATCGGAAAAGAGCTATCGTGTTTAATTTCAGTAAACCTTTCTTCCTCTGCAGCTGCAATTACTACACCGTCTTTTACGATACATGCTGCAGCGTCGTGATAGAATGCTGATATACCTAATTGTATCATTTTTTTAGTCCAAATTTAGAAAACTTATACCATGCTCTTTCATGCAAAAAGTAAAGTACCATTTTAGTAATAACTTCTATACCTCCTATGGTGAGCCCTATTTTCCAACTACCAGTTATAATAGCAGAAAGTATCATAGTATCTAAAGTACCTATGATTCTCCATGAAATAGTTTTTGCTATATGTCTTTTATAACTTACCATCTTTTTTCATTTGTTCTCTAATAGAGGTAGCTGATATATCTCCTATTTCTTTAGGTGGAATATGTTCTATTATATCGTAACCAACTCCTCTACCGTAGTTAATAGATTCAATATCTGGAATAATAGTAGGTAAAACTTTACCAGCTTCAATGAGTTCTTTTAACTCTCCTTCTTTTACCATTTCTAAGATTTCCTGAGCAGTCCAAGGATTTTTTTCGTCAGGTTTAACATCTCTAATTCCTAACCATACATTATAACCTTCTTTTAATCTTTCGTTGATTAACCAAAGGTGTCCTTTGTGTAGTGGTTGCCATCTACCAGCAAAGAATGAATACTTTACTTCTGATGATGAACTTTCTTTATCTGCCTTTGCTTTTATTTCTGCCATAGTAGCTTTATTTAGTAATATATGAATTATTTAATGTAAACTCCAACCATTCTCCAACATTTTTATACTTTGTCAAAAAAGTTTGAGGGCTGTTGTTCAATTCTTCTTCTAAAATTTCAGGTGTTATATATCCTTTTTCTAATAACGTAATATTGTTTTTGAAAAGTTTTTTATCTCTAATAAGGAAACTAAATAACCCGGTCGTTTTAACAGAAATATCATTAAAGTCCAAACATGCAGCATTTATTCTATGGGGTCCTAATTGGTTTTTAGAAAATTTATTTTCTATAAATCCATATTGATACATTTTAGAATACTTATCCATCATTTCACTACTACCGAAACTTACATTATCATCTAACAAATACTTAACGTCTCCTTCTTCATAAAGACCTTTTCCTACAAATAACGTGTTAGAATCGTATCCGTTCACTACTAAGTCTCTAATATAATCTAAAGTATATTTAAAAATTATTACATCAGGTCTAGTCTGTATAATTATATCAAAATTTTTATAAGAAGCTCTACATTTATGTACTTCCTGTAGACTATGTGCGTAAGAAACTGTATTGCTGCCTTTCGTCCAAGAAATATTTGTAGGTATATCTGTTAAATTTCCTGATGCGTAATAAAAAAATTTAAAATTAACGTCTGAAAATAAACTATTCCATGTTTGAAATAATTGATTGGTAAGGTTGTAGTTCTTAAACTCTCCTGAGATGCAGACACCTATATTAATCATTTGATTCCTATATCCCTATGTAAGTTTATCGCAATTGCTCGTTCTCCGGGATTATTAGGGTCCATATCATTAATTAAATACCTTGGTCCTCTTTCTATGCCCATAACTAATTGGTCATAAGGAATATTATTTATTTCTAATTCATATTCAGTATGTAATCTTAGGTAATTTGGTCTAGCTGTAGTTAAAACTATACAGTGGCCTTCATCTTTTTTCTGCTGTAGAAATTGTTTTGTAGATTTTATAACTTGAGCTTCGGAACTCTCATAAGTTTCAAATTTTCTATAGACAAAAATAGTCCCGTCTATATCTACGAAGTATGTGTTCTTTTTTTCCATTTTTTATTTATAGCAACAATTATCTTTTCAAAAGATTCTTCAGGGGTATCGTCAGTAGTATCAATATCGATAAAATTTTCCTGAGGAGCAACATAAGCTATCGCTCTAAAGTGATCTCGTTCCCTAGGTTCTGATGTATGTACATATATCTCTACTATATTATCACCAAGTAATTTTTTAAAATCTTCTCTTTGATCTATGTAAGGTGCAACTAAAGATACAATTACATCTTCTCCTTGATTATGAAGATAGTGTGCTATCTTTTGAGCTGTACCTACATTAACTACTCTGCCATTAATAGAGTAATCTTTATTAGTAAAGAGTTCTCTCATCTCATCTCCATCTATCCTAAAAGCATTAGGAAGATGCTGTTTTAACATGTTTGCTAAAACCGTTTTACCGTGTGCCGGCTGTCCTGTAAACCAGTATATCATATTAACTTTTTAGGATCTTGTTTTTTCTTTTCATAACGGTATCGAACCCCAATAGGAAACGTATAATTCAATTCTTTATCTAATCCTAAGTACTCTTTTAAAATATGAATTTTATTTCTATAATACAAATCTTCATAAGATATATTCAATGCTCTATTTTTGTGCTCTTCTCTAAAATCTTCAAAATTCTTTTTGATTTTTTTAAAGTAATTTACGTTATCCGGTACAAGCTCAACAGTGTTCGCAGGATATTGACCGCAGAAGTTACCAGTCACCTGAGCATGATTCCAGGATATGATTTGATCTTCTTCATTTTCACGGTATAGAAATATCGTCTTATCTACATAATCCATATAGTCGACCCAATTGGTTTTAATTTGACTAGATCTCCCATAAAAAACTTCTTTAAGTACTAAATGTTTATACCCGTCTCTTAAAATATTATTCTCTGGTTTAGGACCGTACCACCAAGGGCTATCCCAAGCTGCCGATTCATACCTAACATCAAAATCATTATTTAAACCAAACCAGTTCCCTAATCTAGTAGAGCCTGATCTGGGTTCACATAATAAGAGAATTTTCATAGAAAGTTATTTGTAGCCCCTAGGAGAATCGAACTCCTCTTTCTAGGATGAAAACCTAACGTCCTAACCGATAGACGAAGGGGCCTGTAGTTAACTACCTACCTTACTCCATAACCATGCTTGGTTAGAATTAGGCTTAGCAATTACCATATTATCATTACCTAAAAAATAAGCTAAAGAATATTCATCTTTTTTATCTCCTCTGGTGATATGCATTTCACCGTCAACAAATTCAATTATTCCCATAGCTTTTATAGATCTACCGCTTACTCTTTGAAAAGCAGCTTTTCCATCTTCTGTTCTGTAGACTCGTAAAAACTCATTATCTACGCTCTGCCAAATTCCGTATACCTCAAAAGGTACATCCTCTTGCCCGAAAGCAAGAGAACCTACCATAAGAGAAAATAATAAAATTAACTTTTTCATGCTGCGTGTTCTGCTAAAAGCTTTTCAACATGAGATTTCGCAACTGAATAGTCAACCGGTCCAGTTTCATCCTCGTATTGAACAGGGTCATCCACACCGAGGTTGATAAACGCCTCGATTCGCTCAACAGATGAAGCGGACTTATAATCACTATTCCCGCTAGGAAAAGGCTTATAGGAAGTATTAGTACGTTTGTAAACTTCATTAAACTCAATTCCCAACTCTTTAACCAATTTTTGTCCATCTTTTAAAATTCCTAATTTATCAGTATCTAAGTAAGGAGTAAAATAACCTACTTTTTCTGCATCCCAGTTACCGATTCTAAATGCATTATCGTCTGCATCTCTAAACTCTTGTCTACAGTCTGGATAGATAGCATGATCACCGGCATGAATTCCTAAAGCAATATCGGTATCTAAACCGTTAGCATTAGCTGCTGATAAAGCTACAGCTTGCGTGATAGAAGCAAAGATTTTATTTCTATTAGGTACAACTGTTGCTTTCATGTTATCTTCTTCATAATGACCTTCCGGTACATCTTCTCCACCTTCTACAAGGTTAGAGTTTAAAAGATTAACTAAGCCATCTAACTTAATTACTTGATAGTTAACTCTGCATCCGCCGAAACAATTTTCGTCAGTACAATTTTCATTAATATAATCTACTAAAGACTGTGCTCTTTCAAGTTCTACTCTATGCTTTTGACCGTAATCAAAAGATAAAGCTGTTACATTGTCATACTCAGATAAACATCTAAGTAAAAGAGTAGAGGAGTCCATCCCTCCTGAAAGACTAACTACGACATTTTTTGCCATGATAAAATAATTAATAAAATTTGCCAGGTATTATTAAGCGTATAGGCAAACGCTATTCTAATACAGAAGTTAAGGAATTTTTTATTTCTTCCCAACGTTCTACATAACTTTTTATATTATAAACTTTTCCTCCTTCATTTAATAGCTCTAAAGATACAGTTTTTAATGCTGCACCAAAGTTTGAAGGGTAACTTACAGTTTTAATATAATTAGTATTGTTCTCTCCTTTTGTTACTCTTTCATAAACAGTATATCCACCTGTCTGTGATTTAGTAATAAAAAATGGTTCCATTGCTGGATCTTCGATAATTGTATCCCCTGCAGGGATTGAATCTGGTTTACGTAACATTTATGATAAAATTAGTTCGGTTAAATCTTCTTTAGATAAAGCTCCTACTTTTTTAACAGTTGACCCGTCTTCTCTAACTAAAACTGTTGTAGGAATACTTCTTACTTGGTATTCATTAGCTAGACCTGTTGTATCTTTATCAATATCGATATTATGAAGTTCGATTTGATCTGCATAATCAGGAGTTACTTCATCCCAGGTATTTGCATAACTTCTACATGGAGCACACCATGCAGCATAAAATTTTATTAACTTTTTCATTTTCTTCTTTTGTTAAAGTGAGGTGCATTAAATTTTACTTTTCCTCCTTCTTTGTATACCTTCTTAACGTTTTTATTGGCCGCTAGCCACTCTATCAACTGGTTAAGATTTTGTTTGCTTGAATTTTTTGACATATAACTTATTTTATATATAATATAAGAAAATTATACGTAAAAAACAACTATCCTTCTTCTATTATTACTTCAACTTGTGCACCAGGTTGGAATGGAGAAATGTTAAGAGTATACGTAAAGGGATTACCAGAACCTATATTATCATTTGTGTTGAATATATCCTGTTGTACTGAACCTCCAATAACTCTAGCGCTTACATTACCTGCATCTTGGGCCACACCTGCATTAGTTACCTTATAAACAGTAATATCTACAGTTGAAGCATTACCAGAAATCCTGTCATCTTCTAAATTATTACCCCCGCTATCTAAATCATGTACTACATTAAATACTCCTCCATAGTCGTATATAACTTTCCAAGAAGTAACAAAACCCGAAGTAAGTGAACCAGTCACACTCCAGTTAGTTGCTGGTGGATTGTAAGAAAATACAGCATAAAATCTGTCTTCTCTTAAACTATGAGTATAAGCGTTTTCAGTAATGTTTAAAGTAGCATTAGTAGATATTAATGCACCAGATGATGTTAAACTAGAAGTATACCACCCAGTAAAATCATAATTAGAATTACCTGTTGCAGTGGTAGTAAAAGTTGAAGCTGCATCAAAATCGACTGTTTGGGTAAGGGAAGTTGATGAAGGGCCTGCCGATGTCGGAGAACTAATAGAAATAGAACCTGTACCGGACCCGGCTGCCACTGCGTTAGTATCGGCAACAATTAATTCAAAAAATCTTGTATTAGGTTCATACACACCTTCATCCACGCTGCCGGAAGAACCAGAACAAGCAGTACTAGAATTAACTACAATAAATGATGAAGTATTGTCATTAACTATTAACTCTACACCGGTCAACAGACTTGAAGCTGAGATGCTAGATGTTAATAAATTCCCTGCAGTTACAGAGGTATGGTAAATATCAACTATATCTGTATCTACTCCTAAAGATGTTGCTGTTAATGTATACTTTCTTGGCATATATATAAATAGTTACCCATCACAAGATAAACAATCAGTAGACGTTCTACTTCCTATATCTCCATTAATTACTGAATCTGTTCTTAAATAATATAAGGTTTTAACTCCTAATCTCCAAGCTGTTTGATGAACTTCATTAATAAACTTAGGACTATCAGTTGGATCGAAGGCTAAATTAAGTGATTGAGTCTGGTCTATATACTTTTGTCTTGCTGCAGCTTGTTCTACAAGTTGTAGCTGATTTATTTCTGCAAATGTTAAAAAGATAGGTTTATCTTCTGCCGGCATTACATCTTCAGGTAGATTTGCAATTGAACCTCTATCTTTCATAATTTGATCCCAAACTTCTTCAGTATTTGCTCCTCTTTCTTCTAAATAATCTACAAGTGCTTGATTCTTTCTAATAAACGTTCCTTTAGCGGAATTAAACGTGTAGACGTTAGCAGGAACAGGTTCAATACCTGCTGATACTCCTCCTGATATAGTACTGTTAGATACAGTTGGTGCAATAGCAAGTAAGTGGCTGTTTCTCATACCGGTTCCTCTACACCATACAGGTTCTCCATATTCATCTGCTAGCTTTCTTGAAGCAGCTTCCGCCTTATTTCTAATATCAGAGAAGATCTGGTGTGTTAAAGATGTAGCTGCAATAGAAGCGAAAGGGATTCTTTCGTTCTGCAGTAGAGTATGCCATCCTAACACACCTAGACCGATTGCTCTACCTTTTTTAGCGGATCTGTGGGCTCTTACCAGTGACTCCCTTCCAGAAGTTTTTGCTAAGAACTCTTCTAACACTCCATCTAAAAAATATATTGCGGTTTCTATAAGATCTGTGTTGCGCCATTCATGCCATTTAGTAAGGTTAACAGATGACAGACAGCAAATAAAGCTATGCTCTTCATCTGTGTGTAAAGTGATCTCTGAGCAAATATTTGTCATTGAAACATCTAGGTTATTCTTTTTGTATGCTGGAGGATTAGCGTTATTTACGTTATCCTTAAACATAATGTAAGGTTCACCTGTTTCTACCCTTGATTTTAATATTTCTACCCATAATTTCATTGCTTCAGGGTCTCTATGCTCTAACTTTTGCATGAATGCATCGTCTACTACAACACACTGGTGTAGATTTAGACATTGTCTGTTAGGATCTCCCTTTGGTCTTCTAATCTGTAGAAATTCTTCTATGTCTGGGTGGTTTATATCTAAGTTGACAGAAGCTGCTCCTCTTCTTACTGCCCCTTGATTAGTTGCTATGATTGTTGAATCGTAGATTTTAGCCCATGGAACGATGCCTTCTGATTGTCCCATGTCATCTTTACCGATTTTTTGACCTCTACCTCTGACTTTAGATAATCCGATGCCTACACCACCTCCTAATGATGTTAATCTCATTAACTCAGCGTTTGTAAGACCAATTCCTCTAATAGAGTCAGGAGTATCTATACCAAAACAAGAAATAGGTAAGCCACGATCTGTTCCTGTATTAGATAGAACTGGTGAAGCTAGATTTAGCCAACCTTTCCACATATACCGAAAGAATTTATTAGCTAGATCTGGACGGTCTAATCTATTTGCTATAGTATCTGCTACTCTACGGTATGCTTTTTTAGGTGTTTCATCGGGCATTAAATACCCTTTTGATATTGTTGCAAGAGAAACCTCATTCATCCATTCAGGATAATCCTTACCGGCCTCCCAGTTGGAAGTATCTACTACTATACTCATAAAATAATTAAAATGCTGATGACCAGTCCATATGTCCTTTGCTATAGTTGGTCACTCTATTGGCAAAGAAATCTGTTTGTTGTTTACCTGCGATAACTGCATCAAACCATTTCATAGTTTTTAATGCACCTTTATCGATATCAGAAGCTGGGATGATAGGTTCTAACCCAAGGTCAGCCATTTTAGTATTAACTCTATGTCTGATGAAATTTTTAAGTTCTTCTTTACCTAAATTTTCTAAATCTCCCATTTCGAATACTTTATCGATAAAATCGAATTCTAATTGAAGAGCTAACTTAGCTGCTTCTTCAATTTCTTGAATAAGTTCTGGAGTTTTAAATTCAGGATGCTCTTTCATAAGAGTTCTAAATAACCAACAGCCTGCTTCAGAGTGTAAAGATTCATCTCTTACAGACCATTCTACAATTTGACCTACACCTTTAAGTAGGTTTCTCATTTTATAAGATAGTAAAACAGCAAAAGAAGAGAATAGGTTCACACCTTCTGTAAACGCGGAAAAAATCGCTAGTGACTTAGCTCTTTCATGCCAGTTAGGTGTACCATCGTGATTATCTCTAACAGCCATCAATGACTCTATCTTAGCTGCTGTAGTTTCATCTTCTAAAAATTCAGCAAAATTGTCTAATCCTAATTGCTCGTTTAATAATGAATAAGCTTCAGCATGAATAGTTTCTGAAGACCCTAAAGTCGTACCCATCATAATAACTTCTGGTTTTCTGAACCATTTAGTTACGAGTGTAGACCAATAGTCGTTTACTATAGTTTCTGTTTGTGCAAACCCTTTTAAAATTTGACCGACAACGTTCTTTTCATGATCTTTCATATTAGATTTCCAATCAGTAACATCTTGTGCCATCGGTACTTCTGTATGTAACCAGTGAGCTTGTTGTTGTTTTAACCAGTAATCAAATGCTTGTGGGTATTCAAAAGGTTTGTACACTACTCTTTCTTCTAGTAAACTCATATATCTTTATATATTTGTAAGGTGATTAGACAAAAACATCCCCTTGAGGTTTTCTTGGGGACGTGTTAATAAATATAATATATATTCCACTTTCATGCAATATTTTTATAATAATTTTTCCATTTGTTCGCGAGATAAATTAAATTTAGGTTTAGAATCTTCTTCTGGTATCAAATCTCTAGCATCTGCTTTTTCTAAAAACTCTATATGTCCGTTATTAGTATCCATTTTTACATTATAAGTCATACCATCTTGACCATATCGATTTTTCATCACGTGAACTCTACCGGTACCTAAAACTTTATCTTCTTTCTGTCTTGAAAGAGATAGACAGATATCAGCCACCATCATCTTATCATAAGATCCGGCTGCCTTATCTCCTTCAATTACAGAATCTTTAGCTCCCATTCTATTAACCTGTGATGGTGTCAAAATAGGTATTTTTAATTCTTTAGCTAATCCTTTGGTTGCGATAAATACATCATCAATCTCATCTTTCCTTTCAAACGATTTACCTCTAGAAGGTGCTCTTAAATAATCAACGTAGTCAATAATAATAAGGTCTGGTTTATGTTCCATGTCAACACACTTTTGTACGTGTGACTTTATGGTATTTACCGTCGCTGACTTAGGAGCATATTCTTTTACTATAAGCTTACCTTTTAGATTGTCGACGTACGTCTGTACTTCTTTTCTATGTTTATTTACTTCATCTATAGAATAGCCAGTAAAGTAGCAATCAAAACGCTTACCAACATAATCCTCTCCCAATTCGAGTGTATAGTAGTTGACTTTGTATCCAAGTTTAACTGCATGAGCAGCAATAGCAACCATAGTCCAGCTTTTACCGCCACCAGGATTACCAAACACAATTGCAAGATCTCCGGGACCAAACCCGCCTTGGATACCGTCATTAAGTATGCTCCAAGGACTAGGAATAGTAGGACGGTAATCCGTACGATATCTCGTTTCAACGTCTTTATTATATTCATGTCCGATATTTTTATCCATACCCGCTTTCATTGCTTTTTCGACCTGGTTTCTAATACCATCGAAATCTCCTTCTTTAAGAAGATCGGCTGAGTTAAGTATGGCGTTTTTCATTTCTTGATTCTTACAGAAAGTAGTAAACTCTTCTTGAACGTATTCTAAATCGTCTTGAGAGGCTTGATAAGAGTTTCTTAACTCTTCTTTTAATGCTACTTGAAGGACTTCGTTTTCGAGTTTTTGAAGCTCTACTTTAAGAACGTCCATAGTAACATTAGTATGGTACTTATCAAAATAAGAACATATCTGACCTATGATCCACTTATGTGAATCAGCATCAAAATAATTATCGTGTAAAACGTCTCTTACGTTAAGTAAGAACTTTTTATCTGTGAGTAATGATCCTAAAACTTTTAGTTGGAACCCCTTCCCGTATTGTTGTAAACTCTTTAATGTCATTCAGTAACCTTTGTTTAAATATAAGAAAATTAAATCGATTGAGCAATTAATTTTTTAAATTTTGTAGTTGACCACCCGTGGTCTCTATTCAAATAATGAATAGGTATTTTTAAATCATAACCAGTAAATGGTTTATCTTTATAATCATCACCTAAAAACCTAACTTGAGGATTTACTATTTTTAAAAGCTCTAAAAGCTCTCTTTCATAAGTATAAGTAAATACATTATCAATATACTTTATTGACATAAGCATTTCGTCTCTTTCTTCTACTGACAGGATAGGTTTAAGTTTATGAGGGCGTTCTATAGAAGGATCAGAGTGTAAAAGGATAATAAATTCATCACAATTATCTTTACATTCCTTAAACATCTTTATATATCCTGGGTGAATTACATCAAAATTTCCTGCTATAACTCCTTTTCTCATAATAATGTTTTTTTAGGTTTTATTCCAATATTAGTACCTAATACCCACCTTTCTTTTCCACTTTTATTTGGTTCACTTCTATGTGAAATTGCTGCATCAAAAATAAAAAGGTCGTTTACTTTTACATTAGCTTTTTCCCAAAGCCAATCTTCAGATGAACTTGTACTGTAGTTTTTCTTAAAGTCGTAGTACGGATCTCTAAATAAAAGATCTCCACTATTTTCAGGTACTTCTAAATATAGAGCACTACTAATAATTGCTCCTGCATGATCATGAGTCTTAATGTAGCCATTATCATTATACCTGTTAAACCAAGAATGTAAGACTACTAATTCAAGATCTTTTGGATATTTGAGAATATTATAAGCTAAATTTAAGTAATGAGGTTTTAAAAAAGTATAAAAAGACCTTAGTTCTGGAAGTAGGTGTGTTGGTTGTTCTCTGTTAAACATAGTATTATCGGTATTTACCTCTAAACTATCACGTCTACTTCTTTCTATAAGTTTTTCAGCTATAGGTTTTATATTTTTCCAATCTAAGTTAAAACTTAACTTTAGTATACCTGTGTTCATTTTACAGTAGTTAAAGCTCGGAATGTTTCTAACCAGCCTTCGGTATTCTTAGTAATACCTTCTATCTTATCTTGGTCCATAAGATGCAAGAATGCTCCTGTTTGGAGTCCAGGTATATTTTCTTTCATAATGGACTCAACATATTCTATCTCTTTCTCATCTAAAGTAGTTTCATGTAAGTCCATTAACTTGAAATTAGTCTCAACTCTATCCCAGTTATGAATAATTTTAGCAAAGATTTTTTTGCCTTCAAGTTTTTCTTCAGCAGTTTTGAAAACATAATCTAAATCAGATACCTCGGTAAGTAGCTTAGGAAATTCAGATACTATAGTCTTTATCCCTAATCCCTTGACTCCTAATAAGTTATCAGAATTATCTCCAAGTAGAGCTTTTACTATATTATAATTTACTGGAAGAACTTTTAATTCTTCAAATATATTATCTTTTGTAAAAGTTTTCTTTTTAACCGGAGCATATACTTCGATATTACCATTAACTAGCTGTAAAAAATCTTTATCTGATGATACTATAGTTACTTTTTTACCGGCATTGGATGCTCTATTAGCTAGATATGCTATGATATCATCAGCTTCAAGTTTTTCTAACCCCATCTGATGTATAGGTAGACATTCAAGATAATCCTGGGTTCTATATAATTGTCCGATTAAAGCTTCTTGTTCTTCTTCTCTGGTATCGTATAAACCCCAGTGAGTTATTCGAGCTGTAGCTCTCTGTGCTTTATAATTCGGATCGATATTCTTTCTATTTCCGGCACCACCTTTACCGTCCCACACAACAATGACCCTTGTCGGGTCAAAGATGCGGGTTACGTACCCTAGCGAGCGAAGGAAACCCACCAGACCGCCAACATGGGTGCCTGATGGATTCATCGCCTTGAGCAGCGAGAATGACCTGATTAAGGTATTCATCGCATCTATGATCAAGATATGATCATTAAGAGCTCGGGGTGGGGTTTCTTTAAGATTTTTTAGAATATCGTCGTATGCCATTAATCTAATAGATTAGGAGTAATATTATCTTCTTCTAAATCTCCTTCTTCTATTAGGTCAAAGTCTAGACTACCGACTAATTTCAACCAGTGATCTTTATGCTCGTCTTTATATTTATCGATTGCACGTTTATCATCAGGTATAAAACCATGTGAGGTCATAACTACTCTTCCTCTAGATTGAACTCCACCAATATGGTTCTTCTCTATCTGTACGTTTGTACGTTTAGCAAATTCAACCTGAAGTCCGTTCTTGATAGCTTTTATCTTTGATGTACCTGGGTTAGTAATATTACCGAAAGTAATCACTAACGTAGCATCATACCACATAGACATACCTCCTTTATTTTGTAACTTAGGCATACCCATCGGTGATTCAGGTTTCATAGTCCAAACCTTATTGATAGCCACCATAGTATTGGTATAAGGAGAGTTTTCTTTTCTAGATAGAAGAATCTTTTGATTTAAGTTATTACCAAACTGAGTAGACATTGCTCCAGCATTCCATTCGTTGTTGTTTTTATTTGATCTAACCGAAAGATCACAGGGTACTGAGCCAATACTGTCCCAGAAAAAACACATATCAAAAGGTAAATTTCCTTTGGATTGCTCATCCATAAGGTCTGCAATATAAACTGCTACATCTTCAATAGTATTCAGTTGACCTCTATCAGCATAAAGGAAATGGCCTTCGTAATCTAATACGTTACCGTCTTTATCTTTTACTTCATCGAATTGAAGACCCATCTCTTTAGCGTGTTCCCAAGACCACTTCATCTCAGTTATAATGAAGACAGGGAGAATGCCCATTTTTTGAGCATTCACCGCAGCTTCTAACAAGGCAGTTGTCTTGCCTGTATCACTATGTCCTCTCAACAGAGTGATGTGCCCGGTTGGGATACCAGGCAGGGAAGTAATATCTTGAAAGGCTTTAGATAGGGGAATCCATCCTTGCTCTTTAAACTTAACAGATGCATTTGAATAACCTTTCTTCTTTTTGAAGTTGCTAAGATTAAAAGACTTCTGTACTGCTGCTGCAGCTTTTTGTTGTGTCTCTTTTTTCTTAGCCATTACTCATTAAATAAATCGTCAAATTTTGATACAGTATCTTTATTACCTTCAGTAGCAGTTTCTAACGTAAAGTCAGATTGCTTAGGTGCAGGTGCTGCTGCTGGAGTATCTGATGAATCGTCTCCTGATCCAGGGTTAAGATAGTTCTGTAATTGCTTTTTAATAAAGTCATAATCATATTGAGTATGTACTTCTACCGGATTAGGTTGTTCCTTTAACCATTTATCAACTAAATCATTATTATCTGATAATGGAGTCTGTTTAGGTTTAATACGAACAGTAGTCTCAGGGTAAGGGTTACCTTGTACCTGCTCTACTACCATATCCCATCCGTTAATAACGTCTGTAAAGTCTCCGATATCCTCATCTTCTGCCAAAGCAAGTAATGCTTTATAGATAGTAATACCGAATCCCCATAATCTAACTCCTTTATCTTCTTCTCCTCTAACTACTACAGGAGCAAAGATTCTAGTTTTAGGGTTGAGTTTACCTGATAAAGACCAGTTATCTTTATCGTTAGTTTTTCTTAGTTCTTTTACGAACTCTTCGATTGGGTCTTGCTTACCAAAGTTTGATAAAGCAACCATCGGGTACTTTCCTACTCCGTAATGGAATTTTAATTCCTTAAACGGGAAAGCAGGATCATAGGCAGAAGGAACGATTCTAATCGTTTGCTTACCTAATTCAGGTTTCCAAAAAATTGTTGAATAGTCAGTCTTTTCTCTTTGCTGACCGTTGTTGTTCAAGGCATCTAGTTTAGCCTTAATCGCATTTAAATCCATATAACTAATTTATTATAACGTTTTATTTTAATATAAGAAAAAGATCTTAACGATCCAACTCTACAATACGGAAAAGTTTTGTATTTACTCTCTTGAGTTCTGGTCCTTTGGTTAGTAGTATACAGTTTCTGTAATCAGGCCAGTTAACTCTATAAGATGTGTCTAATTGCCCTCCGTTTAACTCTTTAATTAGAGTATTAAGGGCATTAATTGTATAGAGTGTGTTAGATTCTTTTTTTCTGTGGACGAGAATAGTATTATCTAAAAATGCTCCTACATTTCCAAAGTCTACATTATAAGTACAAATATACTCATCTTGACTTTTAGAGTAAAGGACAAAAATTTTGTTGTAAATAATTTTATACCTTTCCTGAATTTCCTCTAGTACTGAATCTAGAGTATTTTCTGTAGCAAAGGTGCAAAAAAGCTTATTGCTCATATCTTCGTTAAACTGAAAAGGTTCTATGTCGTAATCAAACCTCGGTTTAGTAACTATTTCGTTCATTATAAATATCTTTTTAGTTCTATAAACGTAAATCCCTGGAGTGTTTAAATTTTACTGGGTATTTTCCACCGGATTCCATTATCTCCTTAAGTTTTTGTAATGTTTCTTTACCGTCCTCTTTTGAAAAGTCGAATAAAATCGCATCGTAGGTATAAAGAGCTACCTTAGTTTTTTTATCTTTTAAGTACCTAAGTACATCTTTTAATATAAGAATATTTCTTGAGGTTTCAAGCGATTGCATGATATAGTTCATCAGCTTTTGAGGATTCATGTCTCGTAATCCCCTTGTAAATGGTTTTCCACTAATAGGAGCCAAGACTTTTCCGTCATTTTCATATTGTCTCCAAAGCTCTCGGATATACGAATTAATTCTGCAAAAGATTTCAAGGCTCGCCCACTTCTCTGGTATTTTGCCATAAATTGCGTGAAAGTTAGTTTGTTTTGCTTCTTGGTATTCTTCTTCATTAATCTCTTCTTTATTAAAGTAAATTTGTGCTAAATATTTATGAGCAGAATCAGAAGGAATATCAAAGTCAATCTGATCACAAAGTAACCGAAGGTGATAACCGTCAAAGTCCAGCTCAACAAAAAAGTCGTTTTGGGGCCTAAAACATTTTCTATGCTCTTCTGTCTTGGGGATAGCAGCATAATTAACAGAATTGAAAGCATTAGTAGGTCTAGATGTAGCATTGTATAGATTATATGACGAATAAGTTATATTGTCTTTTATATTGTATAAAGGATCTCTAGGATTAAACATTTTATTGAAAGCCTCATAGTGTATTCCTAATCCTGACTGCTCTAAAAGAAAAAATACATTAGTTGCAGTCTTATTATAAAAGTCAAACTTATCAGGTATAGTTAAATTTAAGAATTCTTTTACAGACTCGTATACTTTTTCACAAGATTCATACAATTTTGTTATAGGAATAAGCTGATTAATGTTTGTATGTTTAGAAAACTTATTATAGAAAAAGTTTAAAGAGGAGTTTTCTCTAGAATACTCTAATTTGCTATAATTAGTCATAGCATAAAGTAAAGATAAATCTATACTATCCTGTATATTAAAGTGATACAGAAGGTTTTTCTTATCTAAGGTATAAAGTGGTTTGTAGGCATTAAGTATCTTAGAGACACGTTCTTTAGCTGTATTAATTCCTTCATCGTGATTTATAGGAATAATAAATCCATGCTTACTATTTGTAGGTCTGAGATATATAGCAATAGTAGAGGTAAGCTTTGGATGGAAGTTATTATTAGAAGATATAATATCTACATAACCTCCTAGGCGTCCTAGTCTTTCTAACTTTTCTAATTGGATTTCTGTCTCTACTATATAAAACACTTATATAACCTTTTAAGTAATATAAGATAAAAAGTTTATTTTACAAACTGTGCAGGGTCAGAAAGATGCTGTTCAGTGATTCCCGGTAGGATTTCTTCAGCTCTTTCGGTAGTTTTAATATTTTTTGTACGAGATCCTTCGTATTTGAATCCTTTGAAAACAGTATCTTCTAGTGGTTGACTTAGTTCCCACTCTATCCTTAAAGGTTTTCTATACAATACCGGATTTCTTATTGCTTGAGTAAAAGAATCTACTTTTACTTCTACTATTTTTCTATCTCTTGTATCTTGAATAAAGTACCTTAAGTAGAATTTTCTTTTATAATCTTTTTCAGTCGGTTCCACATAGTCGTTTTTGAACACAAACTCTGAAATGCTTATAGGAGCATTGTTAGGGATAAATTCTAACGGCTCTGGGGTACGTTTTGGTATTGAACCTTTGTAGTACCTTTCTTTATAATCCTTAATAAAGGTACCGGTATACTCTTCTTTAGTTTCAGGATCAATTAACTTTCCGTCAACTTTATTTAATATTCTATATTTAGATTTAGGTAAGTACATTATTTTTTAAGAACGAAAAATTGTGTGTTAATATTAGTATACCATTTGTTATCAGATGCTATTTCATGCTCGACACCTGTAATAATATATCCAAATTCATCATATTTAGCCGGTAAAATACCTTTCTGTAATTTAAAAGTAGTTCCTACTTTAAATCCTCCTAGACCTAACATTTTAAGTGAAAGTTCTACAGGAACTACTCCAGGTACAGCTTCTTCAAATTCATCTCCTACTATATAAGGTAACTGTGCTAGTTCTTGAATATGTGAAGAAGTTTGTTGGTATAAATTTTCCCATTCCTCAAACGTCCATGAGTTTGAACTTGAATCTTTGTTCTTTTCATTAACTGCTTTCCAGAGTTGATTCAGTTTAAATGCTTCGCTAGCTTCTGGTTCTGGATCTGATAGACTATCGTCTGTAGTATTTTTTTTCTCTAAATGTCTGTCAGTCAAGTTTTTATTCCATCTAAGTAAATTAGCTACATTGTCATCTGTAGAATTACTAGGAGCTTGCGCTGCTACAGCTATTTGAGAAGCTATGTCTGAGGTAATTCCGCTGCTGACCGATAAATCTACTACTGTCGAGCCAAGCCCGGTTACATCTAATCTTGTTGAAAGAGATTTAGCTTTTGTTGGGTCTAGGTTTTTTCTATCTACTATTTTCATAGAAGAATTATCATCGGCATTTACTATGTCAAACTCGTTTACTCCACCGTATGCTCTTTCAATTCTTGATAATATACCTTCAATAGCTTCTAAAACTCCTACTCCCTCTGAATTACTTTCAATTACTTTATCTACTTCTTCTAAAATAACTCTTGTAGAAACATAAATATTATTTATTAATAAGGGATTAGTATCAAAAGTATTATTAGGTTGAAAGTTAAATACACGAAAACCCTCATAGTCAAACGGTGGGGGGAGTATACTATTTTTAGGAACCGACGGAATTGTTCGCATTAAAACTTCATGAGGAAGTGCACTATAATGTCCGCCAAAAGTAAAAAATTTTTCTTCAGATTCTAAGTCAAAAGGAATAAGTACTTCTTTGTTATTTTTATCTTTAATACAAATATGATTATTATATATCTCTAATACAGAACTCAAAGGAACATAGTGTATAACGTTATTTTTTGAATAATCAAGGTGTGATTCATTACTTTTAGATATTTTTAATCTAAAGACAGTGAAGTCTGTAGTATTAATGTAAAACTTTACAGAATCTTTATATTTCTGCCCTAAGGCTGCCTTTAAATTGTAGTAAAGAGCATCTGTTACAATTTTTTCTCCTTCTCCTGAATCTACTAAGATTCCGCCTCCTAGTGCCTGAACTCCAGTTTTACCTTCATTTTCTATTCTATAAAATCCCTCTAATCCTAAGTAATAAACATGAAATGGACTTTTTCGGATTTTAGAATCTAATTGACCAACTTTTTTATTAGCATTTTCTTCAGACTTTACTAAATCAGTTCCTTTTCCTATAGCAATAGATTCTAATACAACATTTTTTGAGACTACTTTTATTGAGCAATCATAACCTCCATCTGATCTATAAGACCAAGAAAAATTTACTATTAACCCTAAAAAACCTTCATAATTACCGTAGTAGTTATCTCGTTTTTTAGCTATTAGTTTTTCTATTGCCCCATACGTACTGCTTTGAAACCACTTATTATCATCAAGTACTGCTTCCCTATTAGTAAATTTTATATTAGAAGTACCGTCACTAGTAATGTATGCACTGTGGCCCCATTCTACTAAAACACTATACCCAGGTCTAAAGAATAGCTTTTCGGCGTCCTCTAAATCCTTTAGTGTCCAAACATTAAAATTTACAGTAGCTTCCTGTAGTGTACCGTAGGTATTTTTTGATGTTACTTTGAAACCTGTTATTCCAGGAGCTGGTCTAAATCCTAACCTATTATCAGCTTTGTATAAAGAAGTATTGGTGTCTCCTATTCCTTCTTTATTTCCGCTATTGGAAAGAATAAATTGTTTTGCTTTAGAATTATCACCTGCTATATTGACACTTGAACGTACTTTAATCCAAGCACTGTTAGAATTTATAACCTGTAATTGCTTAGGATCTTTTCTATCAGAAAAAAGCTTAGTTCTAGCTTTTAATTGATCAGTAATCTTTGTACTTATACCGGAACCGAATGTCTCTGCCATTACCTTTTTTCATTTACCTCTTGATAGTTAAACACTACCTGTTGAGCGTTAGCAGGTATTCTTAATTGAATACCGGGAGTTGTTGCCATTCCGTCAGTTTTAGATACGTCTACATTAGCTGATGCAATTACCCACCATAATGTACTATCACCATAAAATTGCTGTGCTAGTAAATCGTACCTATCTCCTGCTGTTGTTATAACGTAAGTATCATTTTCAGTAACAGGTACATCAGGGTAGATAGGGTTAGTGTAGTATCTTCTACCTAAATCATCTTTAAATTGCTGTATAGTTTTGTATCTATCTGCCATTTTTAAAATCCGCTACCTAAAGTTCCAAATCCTTGTTCTCCGGAAAATTGATCAAAATTTTGAGTCTGTTCCTCAGTAGGTTCTGTTCTCGGTCTTCTTATCTGTTCTATAGGTATATTTTTTAAAGTATTAGACCCCCCAATATACTTATCGTTAGTACTTAATTCTAAATCTGTTTTAACATTAAATTCATGTATAGGTGTAAATGATACATCAACATTTAGTATATGAGGAACTCTTAATCTTGATTCAGGTTTTACGTTTCCTTTTTCTTCTGTGTCTCCGGTTGTGATTTCCCATGGATACCCTTTTTCCCAACTTAATGCTATGTTACTTATAAATCCTTTTTGAGCTACTAAATAATCTCCAATTGTAATCGAAGTTAATGTTCCTCTCATAAAATCTTTATTGGCATTATAAGATGGTGCTGTTGTTCCGGCTAATAAATTTAACTTTCTATAAAGAGGATTAATCTCGACTTTACTAAAAGCTGCAATTTTAAAACTAAATTGAATCTCTCTGTTAAATCCTTGATATGTATAGAACTGCTCTGCTCTACCTATATAACGTGTGCCAGACCATTCACCTAAGTAGTTATCGTTAAAACTATCTAAAAACGCTCTAAAGTATAGAAAAATTCCATTATCTTCTTTTTCTATACCTAATCTATGAAATTCAAAAGGTATAATGTCGTCGTCATCTCCTAAAATAGAATTAGTTTGTTCTGCTAGACCGTTTATATAGTCGGCTGAAGTATGGTTATTTCCTGATTGAGTTTTTTTGAATTTGTTTTCGATACTAACTCCAGAAACATTATAGGTAGTTGTAGTAGCTCCTTTAGAAAAATCATCTACAAGGTATTTGTTTTCAATTTTAGGTTTAATAGTTCTATCACTAATATTGTTAGTTGAAGAACCTTGATCAGCTAGTATACTTTCAAGTCTTTGTTCAACGTCGGTAGGAACAGGCATTCCATTCAGTACACTTTTTGCTCCGTTGACTCCTCCGCCTATACCCTGTGATTCTAAAAACTGACCTAAACCGGAAGTTCTAGGTGCTCCTGTCTGGAGATATCCTGACGGAGAAAGTCCGTTTATAAAATGTAGCCCTGTTCCATTTACAGGAACTTGAGCTAAAACTGTGCCGACCTGTAAAGCAGTATTAACTAGCCCAGAAATAATTCCTTCCTTAACTTTGTTACCAAAAGTCTTTAAATCAAATTGTCCTTTTTGATTGCCAGATCTCTGAATCTTAGCAGATGTATCTACCTGGTTAAGTAGATTAATATTACTAATATACTTAAAGCCGGGTTTATCTGCAATAAGTTTTGCAATTCTCCCTAAATCGTTAGTTCTAGAGTTTATTCCATTGTAAGAAAATCCAGATGAGTTTAACGGATTAGACGGAGGAAGATCTTTACTTATATATAGATCCTTTGTACCGAATTCACTGTTTTTAAGTGAACGCAGTCCATCCATCTTACCTTCCTTAAAGTTCTGGATTATGCCCATCTATTATTGAGGTTTGTTATCAGAGTATTTGTCTGGGGTAAGTCCGTCCAGGTCGTGCTTTGAGTTGAAAGAAGGTGAAGATACCTGTCCTTTACTGATTGCGTGTAGGTTTGAGGTAGGTAATGCTCCTTCTCTTTTTGCAGGAGTGTTTCCTTTAAATCCTAAGTTACTTCCTTGTAATTGGTTTTTTAAAATTCCCATATTGTTTATTTATAAATAGTTATGATAATTTATATGAATTCATTGTAATAACTTGCCCTACTTTAGAACCGTCCATTACTACGTCTCCTCCTTTTTCTACCACAGTTCTTAATGCTCTAATTTCTGCTATTAACTCGGCATTTGATCCACCCATAGCACCTGGAGGTGCCATCATTAAGGCGTCATTTTTAGTTCCTTGATATAAGCCTCCTTCTCTTGGGGACATTACTACTGGTCCGCCATTAGGATTAATTTGTAAGTCTCCTGTTTGTTTTGCTTTACCGATATAGTACCCTGCAGCACCTGCTACTGCGGCTGCAGCTGCTATTCCAGCAATAGCTAGAAAAGGATTTGATAAAGCTCTTACAGATGCTATAGCTGCTTCAGCAATTGCTATTCCTTTAGAAAGTTTTAGTACTCTGCCTAAATACTTCAAATTTTGTATTAATCCAGTAACCATATTAATTCCTATAATAGTAGCAATACCACCTATAATGCCTTTTAATATCGTTGCATGGCTTATTAACTGTGCTAAAGATGCTAAAGGGCCAGCTAAAGCTTCTGACATTTTAGTAATAGAGTCATTTATGCTTTGCTGTATATCTAAGGATTTTAGTTGTTCTTTAGTTACTCCTAGTATCTTTTGTCTTTGTTCATCTGTTAAGTTACCTTGGGTATCTTGTAGAATAAGCATGTTAGCTAATTCATCTCTAGACATACCTAAAGCCTTAGCTAATGAAGTCTGCGCAATACGATTCATATTAGCAAATTCAGCTGCTGATGCTCCGTTTTTAGCTAATTCTGCTGATAGGCCGGCTAAATCGTTATTTAATGCTAATTCTCTAGCTTTTGCTAAATTTATACGGCCTCCGGTTAAAAGCTGTGCCTCTAATTCATTCTGTATAGAAGATTCAAAGTCTAACAACCCTTCAGCAATATCATCAACTCTAGATAGTTCTAAACCTAATGCACGTGCTGCTGTTGCTGCTTGACCTAATAATTTAGGATTATTACCTAGAGATAAAGCAATGCCTTTGGCAGCTGATAAAGCATCCTGTAAAGCAACACCGGGTGCAACAGCTGATTTACCTAATTTATTAGCTGCTTTTATACCGTCTACTAATCCATCTTCGAATTGAGTAATACTATCTCCTGTCTGGTTTGAGAATAAGGCTAAGTTGCCGGCCTGTTCGGCAGACAATCCTAGTAGTTTTTTAGATTCAGCAATATTAGCCAGCTGATCATTTGAAAATATAGAAGTTGCTGCTAATCCTGTCTGTCTTGTAAATTCTGCAGCTTCTTGTAAGAGTTCCACAGTTGTAGCGAGGCTACTGTTTAAATTATTAAAACTTACATTTGAACGGCCTACTAATCTGCTAAGGTTTACTGCTTCTTTATTTATATTAAGAAAAGAATTAAATATCTTTCCAATTATAAACAAAGGATCCATCATTCCTTTTCCTATAGCAACAGCAGTTTTTCCTATGGCTCTACCTGCATAGGCAAACTTTCTACCAAATCCTAAAGATTCATCTCCGTTTGCTTTTATTTCAGCACGCATTTCATCTTTAAGCTGAGAGTTTATATCGTTGAGTTCTTCTGAGATATGGCTCATTCCGAACTTATTAGCTATTTTAGTAGCTCCTTCTAATGCTGCTCCTGCTAGTCCGAAAGTTTTTACGAGTGCTTTTTCTCTTTTTAAACGTTTTTCGATTAATCTTACTGATTCTTCTTCTATATCAAAACCATTTGCTGCTGCTCTTAATAAAGCCTCTTCTTCATCGTTTATCTTACCTAAGAATTTTAACCTATCTATCGTTTGCTCATTTAATTCACCAGAAAAGTTTAACCCTATTTTTTCTCTCGCTAATCTTTCGGCTGCAAGTTTTTGTTCAGATAATGCAGATTTAGCTCTTTTATCGTATGTTTCAAGTTGCTTTACCGAATAGGTATATATTCCTTCTTCTTCTTGTGCTAAAGATGTGACAACACTGGTTAAGTTACGGTAAGCTTTAGTACCTTGTTTTATTGCAGTTTCAGTCTCCTTTAACTCTGCTAAAGATTCTCGTAGTATATCCCTAACATCTCTAAAACCATCTCCTAGTCCTCTAGCTTCTGCTTGAGCTCCTTTAAGAGTAGACTCCATAGTATTCATCAAGGAATTAACTTCCTGACCTTCTTTTTTTAATCTTTCGTACTCATTACGAAACGATGCAGTGCTTTTTCCAGCTGCGTCTAGTGCGTTTAAAAGTTCTTGTATTTTTGGATCCACGTGTGGTTATATTTTATATAAATAGGAAAGGCCCACTATTTGCGAGCCTTTGTATTATAAGAAGGTGTACGAATTGCAGGACCTTTTGGTTGATTTCCTTTTAATTGAGATTTACCTTGTGCTTTTTCGTAAGCTTCTTTCTCTTTTTGATAAAATTCTTGTATGTTCCTGTAGGTAAAGTTTCTCAGCCATATAGGCATATTATATACTGTATGCCAGTCAAAGCCACCTTTTCCGTGAAATACTATGTTATGTATGACGTTAAATACGTCTAATCTATACTCAGGCGTCAGGCCAAAAAAAGTTGATCCCGATAGGGACCTCCACTCCTTCCTCCGGCCCATTGTCCGGGTAAAATTTAAGATCTACATCTGGTTGAATTTCTGCTATATACTTTCTAAGTTCTCTAGAATCTCTAGCTAAAAATCTATTATCTACGAAATCTCTTATTTCTTTAGACTCTTCATTACCGTCAACTGAGGTGATCATATGTTTAAGTCTTGTGGATAATTCAGGAGAAGCATTTTTATTAATCTTTTTAAGTCCTTTTACTTCGTTATCTATTTTAACATCGTCAGAGTGACATAAAAGTTTGAATGTAAGAAGAGTTCCTGTTGTAGGACATTTAAAGCTAAATTGGTTTTTACCTTCTTTAAAAAGTTCTTCATTTAACGTCTTATTATCAAGCTCAGCAAGATCAACTGTAACGGTATCCCCGGCATAATTAAATTGATAATCTTTACCGTACCCAAGGATTCTAGCAGCTACCAATAATGCATTTTTATCTCCAGTTAATAAGTCTCCATAATTAACTTTTTTATCTACAATAAGTTCCTGTAAAAGTTTATCAATAACAGTACCGTTTTGAATGTAATTTTGATTAGTAAGAATATCTTCTTCCTTTGCAGTCATATACTTCATCTCAACTGTACCAGAAGATAAAGGAGATTCTTTAGGATAAAGAAGTCCTTTTGAAGGTAATTCTACAATCTCTGTTGGAAATTTGTTTTCTGTTGCCATAAATTTTATTATAAAACTAGTCTTTCATATAAATATATGAATAAAAAATTATGAATACAACCCTTTGAAAATGTTTTTTAAAGGTACTTTATTTACTAAACAATGTATAATCATAGCAGTCTCACTAGTAAATACATGAGAAAATAGTTTATTTTTAGGAGTTAACCATGTAAAATTTGCACATTTAAACTTTCCTTCAGTGTCGCACTGCTCTAGAATATCAATATCGTACGTAAATTTATCTTCTTTTACACCAATATAGTCTTCTATATTATTATATACGTCTACAGCATAGCTCTTTGATGGAACAAATAAAAATAAAAAATCTTTATAGGTATATATACAACTTTTATTCAACTCAATACTTGAAATATAGTTTTTAACCGTTTTATACTTTTTAATTATTTCTGAAAGTTCAGTATCAATATTAAATTTATTAAGATCTACTCTCCATTTAAGAATATAATCGTATTCTTCAAATTTATTTTCAATCAATACTTCATTTAATCTTTTCCATTGAACTATTCTTTCAAAATTATGCCTGAAGGGTTTTTCTTGGTCAGTTTCTTCTCTTACTTTATCTATTAAATGAGAATATTGTTCTATAAAAAGCTCTACGGTTTGATTTAAATAGGTAGAATCTGTAAGCTTTAAAAATTTAGGATTATATTGAAGGGCTAATTGTTGATTTTCGATATCTGAGTGAATAAAGATATCACATCCTTGCAGTAACTGTAAGTTTAGTTGTTGGTACTGCTCTTCTATACGACCTATTATTATAACTGCTATTTTCATAAATAAAAAAACCCGGATTAACCGGGCTTTAGTATACTATATTATTTATCTTAGTAATTCAAGATGCAGTAATCCATCGCTACTGAAATAGTTAACTCAGTTGCATCAGAAGTACCCCAATCAAAACTACCTTGTGACATAGAAGTAATAAATGCTCCTTTAATCACCCACTCAGATACGATATCTCCTACAGGCCCTAAGATATTTAAAGTAATATCTTTTTTATAGAAGTCAGAGTATCCAGCTCTACCGGTTACAGATTCGTAAGAAAGTCTAGCCCAATCCATTACTGCTTGAGCTCCAGAAGGTGTGATTGGATCATATAAAGTCATGTCCATATTCTGCCACTCTCTTTTACCTCTAATTTTTCTATATGTGTTGATGTGGTCTAGTTTTACTTCTTCGTCCTCAAAAGATGGAGCAGAAACACCTTTAATCATAAATGATGGAATACCATCTACAATCATTATGAATCTGTTCTGAACTTTGGGCTCAAAAGCTCTAAACATTATTTCGTTAGGATCTAATACTGCCATTTTATATTTGCTTTATTATAAATATCTTGTTATTAAATTATGCCGTAAAAGTAGCTCCTGTTGGTTCGATTGTAAAATCTAGTACAATGAATTCAACTGTTTTAGCTGGTTGGATATAAATCTGACCTACTAAATAGTTTCTATCGATCACGTCTGCTGTGTTATTAGTATCGTCCATTACTACTCTGTAAGCATAAAGACCTTGTCTTTGTACTACTGAATCTAAGTAAGGATTAACTCTTGCTAAGAAGCTGTTTCGTGTTAAAGTAGTATTTTGTTCGAATACTAATGTTTGAGAAACATCTCCAATAAATTTCTTAAGGTCGATTAACAATCTTCTTACATTTACTCTATCTAAGGCAGTACCTTGTTTCTGTAATGTTTTCTGACCGAATACTGAAATTCCACTTCCTGGGAATGTAGCGATTGGGTTAACATTAGCTGCATATAGAGTATCTCTTTGACCTCTTGTTAATTTTCTTTCTGCTTGAATTACGTTAGGAATACCTCCTCTAGTAAGACCTGCTGGAGCAAACCATGGAGCTGATACTCCGTCTGAGAATGCGTATACTCCTGGAATTACTGTTGAAGCTGGAACCCATACGTTTCTTCCTGTAGCTGATTGAGTTTGTAACCATGGCCAGTAAGAAGCTGCATAAGAACTATTTACTGTTGCTGCTGCTGCAGTTGTATTAGATACTGTAGCTCCATGCTGCTCTAAATCAATTACTGCGATACAATCTCCTCTTGTTTCTGCTAAGGAAATAATTGAATCTAATTGAATTTTATGACTTCCAAAGTCGTATAATAATCCAGGTGCTGAAATAATGTTAAATACATATTCATCTTTATTCTCTAAGATTGAGATAGAATCAGCATAAACTGTTGCTGGTACTCCTTGACTACCGATATTATCGATATCTTTAAAGTAGTTATCCACTGCACCACTTCCTGATATGTTATTTACAAGTTTTCCAGTAGCACCATAGAATGAACCAGACTGTACTGAAGGTAGTGAGCTAGAGTAAGGACCGTCAGCGTTAGAACCTATAGTTATTCCATCAGTTCCTACATAGTTTAGTAGTTTATTTACTCCACTTACGTAAACGTAGTTAGATCTGTTTGGATACTCGCCTACAGTATCGATATATGTTACATCTCCATCTGTTGACTTAGTTTTATATTGATTACCAATTACTCTCTCAATATAATTTCCTGAGTTAGGATCTAAAGATAAATCGTTAAACGTTTCTAATATAATTTTTTGCTTAGTGCTATCATCTCCTCTTCGTACTAAAAGACTGAAAGTTCCTTTTGCATTATTAATGTTAGAGATCTCCCATCTAAGGTTATCTGCTGAACCTGATTTTAACGAACCATCTGAGTTTTCATCTAATAGTGATCCTGAATTGTAAACAGAACCAGAAGTATTGTTGTAAATCACACCTTTACCAATAGTTTTTAAACTAAATGGTGCAGTAGTGATCGATCCTGTTGCTGCTGAAATTGCTGTGTTTTGAGCTTGTGAGAATGAACCGCTAACTACTCTGGTTACTAATAGAGAATTTCCTCCTTGATTAAAGTAAGATTTTGCAGCAATAGAAGTAATAAACTCCTGTTTAGTAGATCCAGATTCGAAAGTAGTACCAAAGATTCTTTGATACTGACCATAAGATGTTACTAAGGTAGGTTCTTCTACTGGACCTTTAACGGCTGGTCCAATAATTGCAGCGCCGGCTTCAACTGGTAGAGGAGCAATAGCTGAGATATCATTTTCTCTTGCTAATACACCGGGAGAGAGTAAAGTTTCTGCCATGTTAATTTATGTTAAAGTGTTTTATCTATTATAAATATGAATAAAGTACCGAAAACTATTTGCCACTTAAGTGTAGAATTCGTATATATAAATATGTATAAAAAGAGGCAAACTTAACTATTAGGAGCAAAGGTTCCTTCATCAGTATTCAACACCCCATTACCGTATTTTTTAGATATTTCACTTTCTTCTTTTAAAAGCTCTTTTCTAAACAGCTTAGCGTTATTTTCTCTTTCTTCCAATTCTAATTGGGATAGTTTTATAATACCTAGTTCATTCTTTAATAACTCTTTATTTTTTAAAAATTTATTAATTCTTTCTAGGTCTTCTGCAGGTATCTTATACGAACCTTCCTCTGTAGTATTCATGGTTAAATTTTTGTTCTTCGTTAAATTCATTTAATCTCCAGTATTGCTGGAAAGGTACTCTAAGGCTAAATTCTTTAAGTTCTTTAGCCATCTCAGGAGTTATAGATACTTTACCGTCTCTAGTATCTTTTTCATCTAATATAGTAAAATGTCTCTCTAATATATCAGCTCCAGAAAATATAGCTAACTTAGGTATCAATAACCCATCTTCATAAGGATTAGAATGATCACTATAACCTATACTATCTAATGCTAGTTCTTGTTTTAAGAAAGGAATATTTTGAAGCATAGCTTTTTCTAACGGTGTAGGGTATATGCAAGTACACTGTAGCATAGTAAATTTAATACCCATCTGCTTAAGATTAATGACTGTTCGCTTCATTTCAGGATGACTCATACTTGAATTAGAAAAGAATAGTTCATCAAACTCAATATCTTTTAATGCTTTCCCGTAATCAAACGCTCTCATAGAATACCCAGATATCTTGAGCTTTTTATATCCCAAGCGATTAAATCTTTCTATCTGATTTTTTGAAAATAGAGTAGTCATAGGTTCAACACCGTACTCTCTACATTTATCTATAAAGAATTTTTCGTCTTCTTCTGATAGTTCTAATCCTTTTAGTCTTTTATATTCACCTTCATAAGGTCTAAAGCTTTCATACTGTTCTCTTTTGGATAAACTATCGGCAAGTATGGTTTGAATTTTTACAATATCACAGCTTTCAGATGCTGCCTTTACCATCTGCTCTAATATATCTAGATTGCCATTATGGTTTTGGCAAAGTTCAGCGATAATTCTCATTCTCTAGTTAACTGTTTTATGTGATATTCTGTAGGGTATTTGGCTCTGTAGTAGTTTACGCACCCGCTTCTTCCGTCTATAAAATACGGTATAGGTTCTCCCTTAATCTCTACTAAATCATCTATATTCGTTGTTAAATTACTTGGGGTACCTCCTACAACAGGGTAAGTTTTGTAATCAGGTCCGTCCAAAATTATAAAATCTACTTTTTCTAATCCTTCTAAAGAGTGTTCGTACCTTAAATGCCCTTTAATGTTACATTGCATGGTAATAGGGACTAAGTGTATACTACCGTGTCGATTAAATCCTTTTTCGATATGATCATTCATCCATTCCTTTTCTGACTCAAAAGCTACTACTCTACCGCCATAATCTAATTCATCTAGTAATTGATTAATATAAAATGTACTCTGCCCGCCTCCATACTCCACAATTAACTTAGGTTTATACTTTTGAATGTATTTAAATACATCAGTATATTTAGTAAATTGAGACCAATGTGCTTTCATAATATGCTATTTAAAATTTCTCTATAGGCTTTTTCTTGTGCTGATAATGCTGTTCCGCCAACATGAGGTGTAATGAAAATTTTAGGGTGATCTATAATAGTAAGAAAGGATCTACTAGCTGTATGTTCTTCTTTAACTACATCGGTTGCATATCCTTTTACTTTTCCAAAATTAATTTGTCTGACTAATTCTGATTCATCAACTACTTCACCTCTTGCTGTATTTACAATATAGATACTTTTTTTAAATTTACCTATAAAATTAGCATTTATTATATTTTCATTTTCTGGGGTAAGGTTGATATTAATGCTTAACATATCTACTTTGTCATAGAAGCTTTCATCTGTTTTATTTATATCCATCACTAGGACTTCTTTAAATAAAGGTTTAGCTATTCTTTTTAGCATCTTACCTAAACGTCCATATCCCATAATACCTAAAGTTAAATCTCTAAGTTCTATAATAGGAGGAACTTGTCTAACTACTTGTAAGCAAAGGTAAAGGTTATGTTCAGCTGTTGAGTAAATCTCTTTTAATATTTTACTTCGAAATATATCGTAAACAGGTATAGATGTAACATCGATGTGATTACGGCCTGTTGACGGGGTTAGTATAGCTTTGACTCCTGTTCCTTCTATATGTTTATCTGTGATTGTAAATCTAGCATAGTTTGGTGCACAAAAAAGATAATCTACATCTTCCGGAATCGGTCCTGTTAGTTCTCTACAAATAAATTTAGATTCAACAAACTCTTTAAAATTTGGTAGATGTTTGTAAGGTGTGTAAAATCCTATAGTCTTCATATTCTTGTTAAGAAATCATCGTTTATTATAAACTCTGAGTAGTTATTACCTGTTTGCCAGTAAGGATGTTCATTATTAATTATTACTAAGCTTTCAGTTTTATTTTTACTCATAGTGACATTAGCAGGGATACAGAATAATAACTCGTAATAGTCTATAGTCGGTACATATTTATCGAGTCTATTAAATATACTGAAGCCTCTAAATTTATTTAATTTAGGTATCGATGTTAATTCAAAATTCTGTTTGCATTCTATATATTCCTTTGAAGGAAATATTTGCTGTTGTTGTTCCACTAACTCGTTCTCTATCTCTCTTTCATTCTTCATAAATACTTTCTCTAATTCATTTAACTCTAAGTTAAATAGGTCGTATCTATTTTCTACTCTTGCATTTTTCATCCATGTGCTAGGTTGATTGTAACTTTCTATACTATTAATTCTAAAGTAGTATATAAACCTGCTAATTAAATTAGGATCAGCAGTACCTAAAAATTTGGATATATTTTTATTAAAAACCTTACATTGATTAGCCTTAGCTAATTGTAAATTAGTAGTATATATTTTGAATTTATTATTAAACAGTATATTAAAAAATTTATTAGAACTTGTAAAACTTTTAGTAATATACCAACTGCTTGGATGGACACTATTATTTTCTGAGCGTATAGAATCAGCTTTTAAAATTTTAACACTAGCTTTTTTACCGTGAACGTGTTCTTTTATTCTTATATGCGGTATATAAAATTCATATACGAACGATTCATTAGATATATCAGAACCGTCTTTTGAATAGGGTATATAAAAATCTAATAGTCTACCTATTTGTGTAATTTGTTCACATGCTAGATTAGTACTTACTTTTATGTTATATTTTTTAAGAGAATATAACATTACGTTTTTTAAAGATTTTCTAAAAAATACTGCTCCTTGGGCTCTTGTCTGACCAGGGTGTATAATAAAAGTAAATTGCTTTAAAGATTCTATATTAGTTAAATCTAAAGTATACTCTTCTTTATCTTCTCTAGGAACTATACTTATATGTACCGGTAAATTAGATTTAAAATTACATTCTATGAGTTCATGAGTAATATTCAACCTCTGTCTCAAGCTGTGTAAGTAATCTGCAGTCGATTTAAATTCTATTAATCTATTTTGAAAAGTTCTAAAGTGAGGTAATCTATTATAAAAGCCATCTTGGTCAAATAGCCATTTTAAATTAACCATTTCTTTTTCAAAGTCCCTTACACTAGCGTCAGCACATAAAGCTTGATAAGGGTAATCTGAAAAATGATATATGTTATTTTCTTCAAATACCTCTCTAAGTATTTTTTTACTACCTTGATTTAATATAACTTTCAAAACAGATTTTTTAACTTTAAATCATAGTTAAATTTTATATATTCGTGACCGTTAGGTAATATAAGTGTTCTTAGGCTGATACCTAAGTCGTTAAAGTACTTAAGATTATCTATATTGCCATACCGTTTTAAAAAGAACCAGCTTGCATCAGTATCTATAATTTCAAAATCTTTACTTTTAAGTTTATTTACTAAAAATTTTTTATTGTCTTTAGTTTCTTCTATATACGAATTAAAATAATCTATATTATCTAAAATAAATTCAGTATACTTTACGCCTATGGAATTTATTTCATACATCAACCTGAATTTGGAAAGTATTTCTATATTTTCTTCACAGCTTACTAAAAAACCAGTTCTACAGCCTGCTGCTCCGTAAGCCTTAGAAAAAGTTTTTGTGACTATTAGGTTTTTGTGTTTATCTACTAAAGAAACAACAGACGGTTGATCTGTAAATTCAATATAGGCTTCATCTATTACAACATAAATACCGGTATTTAAAAGTTCTAAAATATCGGTAAGATTGTAGGTATCTCCTAATGGAGAATTTGGATTAGCTAAAATAATAAACTTAGTATTTCTATCAATCAAATTAATCAAATCTGTTGTACGAAGCTTCATTCCACAATATTTAGCTTTTTTAAGAGTACACTGATATAAATCACTGTAAACTTGATACATAGGAAAAAAGTAGTCTGATGTAATTACGTTTTTATCTTTTACGTCAAATGTTTCAAAAATAGTCTTTATAGAGAAAGAAGAACCGGGTGTAAGAAGTAAATTACTTTGCCCAATATTAAAATATTTGCTTATTTTACTTTTGAGGTTTTCTGTGTTTGGATAAAAACATATGTCTTTTTGATTAAGGGAGTTAAAAAACTTATTTAACAAATCCGAATCTATAGAATGATTTCTCTCATTTTGAGTAAGGACGTACTCATATTTAGATTTATCTTCTTGGTTAGTCTTTCTATAAATACTATTAAGGTGTTTTTTCATCTCCTATTAAATAATTAAGAGTTTTATTTAGTTCTTTATAACTACAGTTAACACAGTGTGAAGTAGGGTTGTTAGTATCACATCCTTTTTTAACTGCTTGGAATCTTTCCGACTGTCTTATATTATCAATATCATCATCGAGTATATTGCCAAATTTTTTCACAGAGGAATTCATACAGCACATTTCTACCCCGCCGTCTACAGTAATATAAGAAGACTCTCTTACCCAAACACATTGATCGTAATCCCAGTAGGGGATCCCTTTAATATTTTCCGACCAATTTTCTTTAAGATAAGATAGCTGTTCTTTCGTGTATCCCCCGACCATAGTTTTATCTTCTGCCCACTCTTGAGCTATATTTAATCTTAATTCTTCTATATTGTTAGGTACTATTATATTATCGTACAAAGTCTGTATGTCGTTAATATTATGAGGGTTAACTACATAATTACAAGTGACCTTACATTTATGTTTATCTATATTTTTAAAATTATCTAAAAATTCTAATAACCTTGACCATTTAGCTGGTGATCTATCTCTTTCATAACTTTCTTCATAACCGTCGATACTTAAGTATAAAAGATCTATATATTTCATTGTTTCTTGCAATCTAGCTCTCATCTTACTCCCTTCTTTAATAGGGTACTGGCAATTAGTGGCAACAATGAGAGTAGTTTTAGGAAAATATTCTTTAAATATTCTACATAATACATCAAATTTAGGATTAAGGTATGGTTCGCCGAGACCCATAAGTTTTGCTCTATCTAAAGGATGATGTTTAAGTTTTTCCATTATGTGAATAAATCTTTCAACAGACATATGTTCTAGTCTGTGAATAACATTAGATCTATCACAAAAAGAACAATCTAAATTACAGTAATTAGTAGTTTCTAGATTTATATATGTTAATGGTTTCATTACTTTATCTCTCTCTGTTTTGTTTGATTAAATAAAAACTTGTTAGGAATATTTACTTCATTCAATTTTAAGTTATTTTTTAAAATACAATGAGGATGGAAGGTATGACCACCGTAAGTTTGACCTACATAGGGTTTCTTTTTACTTTTAAAGTAAGATTTCCATCCAGTAGAGTAAAGATCAAAAGCTAATGATGAACCTAAGTAGAAATAGTCTAAAGGAAGATGTGGAATTTTCTGTTTATTTACTTTTATACTACTCAAAGTATTGATTTCGTAATCTTCACAGTTAAAAATTTTATCTTCTAATAAATTTATTAAACTATCTTCTTTAAAAAGAATTTCTGATCTTGTCCATACCACACAGTCGTATATAAAGTTATTATCTATTTCAAATCTTGATTTTAAATTATTTACTCTAAAAAGAGTATATGCTGCTCTATCCGTATTATTTTTAAATTTTATAATATCTGGTTTGATGAACTCTTTTTTTGTGCAAAAATTAAACTTAAATTTATCGTTGAAATCATCCCAAGTGCTTATAAAATAATCTACATCAAACTTATCACTACTCAAAGTTTTATACAGTTCATCTAAAACTCTAAAAGTTCTAACCTGACCAAAAAAGCAAATAGCAACTCTTTTTTTATCCATTTAAAAACTTCTTTAAATAGTAAGGTGTACCTAATTCGTATACCTTATCTACATATGTAATGCAGATCTTTTTACCATCTTTAATTGCATAATTATAGACTGGAGCTACGTAGAATTCATTATTTACTCTATCGTTAGCTGCAATCATTTCTTCTGCGTACTTAACAAAATCAGAACCTTTAGCCCAGTAGTAGTATCCTGCGGTAGCATCATTTGAAATGACTTTCTTTTCTGCTACTTCAGTTACATATCCCACTTCATCTGTCTTAGCATAAGACCAGTCTGTGCTATCTCCTTTAAAGCAAGGTATACCTCCGTCAAAATTTTGCATTTTAAAGAACGTACCGTTAACATCGTAGTCAATCATTTGATCAGTGTTAAATGATAACATAGGAACGTCGCTATCAATGAATTCTTTTGCTAATAACAAAGTACATGCTGCACCTTCGGTAATACCGTCGACTTGAATAATTTCTATATTATTATGTCCTATAATCTCTTTAAAGATAGAAAAATCATATCTTTCATAATCTGATTTTTGACAAAGAATTATAGTCTTAAAATCTGGATTGAATTCAAAGTTAAGGTTCTCAATGACTCTTTGAATCATTGGTTTTCCATTTACATCGATAAAAGGTTTTGAATCTGTGTAACCTTGTTCGGTAAATCTTGAGCCTCTTCCGGCCATCGGTACAACTAAATTAAAAAACTGTTTCATTACTTGAAAAATTCATTTGGATGAATACTCCTATCATCTATAAATATATCACCATCAAAAGGCTTAAAGAATAAATGGTGATACTTACACCCCCAATTCTCTAATTGAGCTTCAGTTATCGGTCTATAATATGCTTCCCCTCTTCCGCTTTTATTTCCTCTTGCTGTATAGAATATAATAATATGACCGTCATCATAGAGTTGATTAATTTTTTCTATTCTATCTAGGTATGGTCTTCTATCTATAACAGGTCCCTCCTCTTTACAAATTGTATTGTCTATATCAATTATGTACTTCATTATATAAAGTTTTTACTAATTTAAAGTCTAACTCAGTATCAACATCCACAAGCTCTTCTTCTGGCCAGTCAATTACATACGGATGAGGATCGTTTTCTGCATTAGAAAATAATTCCCAATTGTTCAACATATAATCTTTTCTATAAAATACTAAAGAATGTGTAGCTTCATAAACCCAAGGACCAGCAGTAGTTGATAATCTATCTTTTTGTTTAAAGTTAATTGGTTTAAGATTATCGTACCAGAAAAAGTTTCTTACTTTTTTTACTGTTATAGCACTTTCATAGTTACTAGATATAAACCAATCTATGACTTCTTGAACTTTGCTAACATCCAAAAAAGGTTGGCATGGATTATAATTACATATATAATCCGATTTTACTTCTTCTAAGTGTTTATACATTATTGAGTGGTGACAGTTGCCAGGTGCGACAGATGCTCTTTCTCTATGTAATATCGAAACTCCTGGTATATACCTGTCTTTTATATCTGCATCCCATGCTGCTAACCATTTTTCGTTGACGTTTTTTAAATCCCTTATATTTTTTAGAGCTATGTCTAACATACATGATCCAGCCGAGTCTAAAGGTCTAAGATGTTTGTCAGGTACTCGTGTGCTTTCTCTACGAGCGTGAATTAAAACTGCTAATTTTTTCATAGTAATACATCATAAAAAGTTTCTAATTTACTCATTCTATCTTCTAGTATTCTTGCTTGCTCGTACATTTCTTCTGTATTCTGGTTAGGTCTATGTTTAAGAGTAAATCCATCAATTTTACCTCTAAACCCTGCACCGTGGTGATAAATAAGATCATCGTAAACTCCAAAGCAGACTGGGTGTATATTTTGTTTGTTAGATCTTCTTAATGGAAACCAGTCGACTCTATGTTCTATTAATTTACGAAGTATTTCACCACCTACATCTGATCTTACTGATAGAAAATCATTTACCCAGCTAAAGCCAGGAGCCCAAGATGGTTTAATTCTTTTGAAAAGCTTTACAGTAGTCAAAGTAAAAGAACCATGAGGTTGTAGATCAAATCCATTTTCTAATCTTTGAATAGCACATAATTCATATCTTTTGAGCTTTTCTTCTATAAAATCGTCGATAGGTGCGATAGGAAAAGAATCTCCGTCTAAAAATAATAAAATATCATTATCATCTGTATTTTCGTCGGTAATTACTTTACTTGTAAGGTGGTCTAGTTTTAAGTAATGTGCATCTAAACTACCTGGTTCGTTTTTATATGTTATATCTTTACTTGTACCTCCTTGTTTTATTATCTGTATTAAAGAAGGTGGATACTCTAAAAAATAGAAATAGTCTTTATACTTTTTTATCTTACTTTTATCCTCAGGGTCAAAATACGCCCATATTTTATACTCTTGTTTTAAATTTTGCTTTAAAAAATGAATCTGAGGGAGTATGAACTCTTCAGTATTATGGTGGGAAGTAATTATATGTATCATTTTAACTATCTTTAAATTTAAACTCCATATTTTTTTTATGTATATCTAAATCAATTAATAATTTTGATCCTCTAAAGTGAGGTGGAGTATGTATTTGCATATTTAAAGGTTTATCTATAGGGAACTGTATAAAAACAGGTACATCACTTTTACTTTTAGCTAGAAAAACTGCGCGGTGGGTACCTCTGTCAAAGATTTCTTCTGAGTTATTATAACAGATTGGGTATATAAGTCCGTTTTGTTTAATTGACTGATATTGTTCAAAGCTTATATCTTGTCTCCACTTCAGAACCTTATGAGTCTCAAAATAATCAGTATATTCTGAATGTTCATTATATCTTTTATCGTATTCTGATTGTAGTTCTAGGTAGTATTCGGTTTCCCAGTTAGGGTCCTTTTTCTCAACCTCGTCTATAAATTGTTTAGCAAGGGTCAAGTCCTCATTATCATGCACACTATTCATAAACTTATTAATTAATTCTCCGGGAATAGTTAAATAAATAAAATTATCCCAAGTTTCTCCAACTCCAACCATATCCATAGATATTACATCAGCTTTAGTCTGAACGTACTTATCAACCTCAAAGTACATAGGGGCAAAACCAAACCAAAATCCTTTTCTGTCTAACTTATCTACTTTAGAATTTAATGGACGTTCGTTTTCACCAAAACTTTGGTTACTTTTTTTTAACGTAGTATGATTCTTTAAATACAGGTCTACGACTTTTTGATACGGTATAATATCAAAATTTTCTAAGTGAGAAAAAGTATCAAAGTAATAGTGTACTTTATTAAAATAAAGATTATCAAAACTCATAATTAAAATAACTTATATCGTCAGAAAATTTTTTTCTGGTTTTTTCTACTAACTCTTTATTATAAATATCTTTATAAGGTGTACTTGAGTTTCCTCTGTTCATATGTAAGAGCTGTGTTTGTGGTATTCCTATCTTACTGCACACATAATTAAAATCTTCTTGTAAATTTTCAAATCTACCTATAAAATTTATAAAAGGTAATCTATCAACATTTTGACTAAATTTTCCTTGAAGGAATTCTACTTGACTAGCTAAATGTATGAATTCACCGGAACCATCTGATACTGTTTGAATAGGAGTGTTCAAAGTGTACTTAGCACTATCAGGTATACCGCCTAATTCTTGTTCAAATAAATCTTCTAAATTATTAACTGCGTATTCAAAATTATGTTCTTTAAGAAAAGGTCTAAATTTATATTGGGAGTATAACCTATCCCAGGGATTTCGGACAAAAGTAAAAACAAAGTAATCTCTAAATATATCTTCATTAAATTCATCATGATGTATTCTAAATCCGTCATATTTTTTAGTTACTCCCATCAAATTGTATAGAGTTTGTCCAATAGACATTCCTCCTGTTTTAGGAATATGTAAAAAAATAAACTTATTAATATGGTTAATCATAAAAATTTATATGTTTAAGATATAGATCTAAGTCTAACAAGTAGTAATTTTTCCAATTAGAAAGTTTTTCATAATTTTCTTCTAAGTAGTTTATATCTAAATCATTCCAATCGTCTACTAATACTATAGGAAAAATCTTAGAAAAATACTCAGTTAAAATGTTTCTATGGCATATAGGTATAACTTTAAGGTACAAACATTCCCACATTCTATAACAATCTATTCCATTACCTTCAGGGCTTAAGCTGTATTTGTATTTTTTTAACTCTTTTACATATTCTTTAAATTCAAAGCTGGGTGTAGTTTCTAACCCTTTACTTATAGCAGCTTCATAACATTGAGGTCTATATTCATCTCTTACCCCGCCATCATAAACAGTAAAGTTAAAGTGAATAAATTTAGTTTTTGGAATAAGCTCTTTTAATTCTGTTTTAAAGTACTCTTTATCGCCCCACTTCCAAAAACTGTTTGCTAGACCTATTGGTAAAGGAATCAACTTACTATTAGTAGTGTTGACATTTTGTGAAAATATTCTTTTAACTTTAGGTAAATTGAAAAAGTTTAGATGTGCATCATTAAAAGAGTCATCTGAGTTATGTAGTATAAGGTCGAAAGGGTTTTGAAACTTAGAAAGTTTTTCATATAGTTTCGATTCAATTAACTTTGGCTTTACTCGATTAATGAGAGAACTGTTTACATATACTTTATAAGGGTTGTCAAAATTTTCAAAATCAAAATTATCTATATCTATAGAATCTATTTGATTACTACTCTCAAAAGGTTTATGTTCTTGCTTACTTATACTTACTCCACATAAATCTTGAATAGCTTCTCCAGAAATTATTTTCATACAAATTTATCATTCTCTTCATCGATAAACTTAAATATACCTAAGTCTAGTCCTTCCTCTTCTACTAATTTTTTCATCGCTTTAGTATCTTTAGGTAAACACATTCCGCCATACCCGTACCCAAAGTCTTTATTAACTCTTAAGTAATGTCCTTCTTCTACTGCATGGAATAAAAAAGCATCTTTAATTGCATCGTAATTAGCACCAAAATGTTTAGCAAGCCTGTAAAAAGAATTAGCAAAAGTTATTCTCATCGCTTTATACGTATTAGAGAAATACTTCATTAATTCTGCTTCAGGTATAGATAACTGTAACTTATGTGTAGGTAAAACACCATGAGATTTAACTATCTTTTTATAAACATCAACATTATCTGTACCAACCACTAAAACACTATTATTATACACAAAGTCTTCATAGGCACACCTTTCTCTTAAAAATTCAGGTACAAAACATAAAGTTAGTTCTGGGTGTTTTTCTTTGAGTTTTAAAGTAGTACCTGGTTTAACAGTAGATTTAATTGCTACTATTCCTCTGTATTCTAATTCACTTAATTCTTTTACCACAGAAATAACTGCAGAAATATTACAATTACCTTCGTTATCCGATGGGGTACCAACACAGATATAAATAATTTCAGTATTTAATACATCTTGTATTTTAGTATCATGTTTAATATCATGATAACTTACTTCGTGTTTAATTTTCTCAAAACCTTTTTTGATAGCCGTGCCGACGACTCCTTTTCCTATAATACCTATTTTCATAATTTTTTTATATAATTTGCAATTTTACTGTATCCGTTTAGTTCGAAAGGTGGATCTACATAACAAAAATTTGTATTTGATCTCAACATCTTAATTTTAGTCATATCTAAAGATTCCTCTATATTCTGTTTGTACCCTATTTTTAATTCTTCAACTATATGAGCTAGTTCTATAATTTCTGCAGAATCTTTATTACTGTACAAAGCAATTAAAGGAATTCTATATTCTACACAATGAGTAATAGTACCAACTCCAGGTCTTGCGATTATACGAGTATCATAAATATACGATAAATTTTTCGTACATCCAAGTTCCTGTATACTAAATAATTTATCTAGATATGTATTATACTTTTCTAAATAAGGTAAACTAGGATACTGTATAATTGTATGTTTAGTCTCACTCGCTACTTTAAGCTGCTGTTCACATCCAAATCCTGATTGAAATTTAAATGGATATTCTTTAATTGATTGTGTTTCAACATACTTATTTGTACAAATTACAGGTTGTTTCTCAGAAAGTATTCGTTCATCAACTTTACTGAGTAGGTTTTCACCTATATATGAATTAAAAACGTCTTTCCAAAAAAATGAACCCATTAGAAGTACATTTCCATAATCACATAATCCTACTAAATTATCCGAAACTACTATATCATACTGTTTAACTGTTGGACCGTATTGCTGTAGCCAGTTAAAATAGGTATCTATTGCTTTTTTTCCATGGCCTTGAGTAACTAAATTCCATTTTATATTGTCTTGAGAGTAAAAAATATACTCTACGGTATCAAGCTTCCCAATTTTTTCTGCCTGTACTTGGTTACAATAGATGGTAATTTTAAACAGGTCAGTTAAATATTTTGCTATTTCATTAACTCGTTTAAAATGCCCTAATCCATTAGTACAGCAGTAAAAAGCAATCTTTTTTTTCATATTAATTAAGATACCAGTCTCTAAAATACTTTTCCATAATATCAAACTCCTCAGGTTTAAATAAATTAAGTCCTTCTGGATGACCTGCTTTAATTATAGTTTCTTGCCAACCCATATTAAACATAGGTGTTATTCCATAATCTCTGAAGTATTCATGCATTAAAGTACCAGGACCGTATGGGTGACCGGGCCTGTTTCGATTATCTGTTAGAGAATCTTTTTGTTCAAATGTTCTTATAAGAAACTGACGATAATGGTAGATGTTAATAAGTAAATCCATAGAATAAGAATTGCCTAGAAATACACAGTCGTTAAAATTAAACATACCGCATTCCATTTCCATAGGACCTCCGTGGGTAGTATAGAGGCAATTGTTAAAAAGTACCGGTATCCTGAAATGGTATCTTGGATCGAAAGCTAAATCGAATCTCGATTTAACAACTACATCGTATTTAAAATTATTTTCTAATTCATACTCTCTTTTAAACTGTAAAGACTTAACGAAACTATAAAATAAGTTACACCAGTGGTCATCATAAAATACATCTTTACTAGGTTTGCTCTCTATAATATACTTTTTTGGTTGGTAAAAATCTAAAATTTCTTCAAATTCTTGTTCAGATATATTTCTGTTTTGATAAGGTTTTGTAACTCCTGTTCTATCTTGACTATAATCCCATGTATGTATAAAGTAGTCTACTTGAGGGTCTTTTTGGGTACAGGAAGTCCAAAAGAACTTTTGGTTATCTCTACAGACCATCCAATCTCTTACTTGACCGCTTAATAGTACTGCTATTCTCATAATAGTATAGAAATTTTATCAAATGTTTCTACCTGTATTCTATGTCTTATACAAGCTTCGTATAGAGATTTATTACTTTCCATATTATGAAAAATAAATGGAAGCACCCAAGAACTGCAGTATACTACAGAACGATCTACTGTAGAATGATTTACTGTGTTCAATGAACTGTGGTTGGCATATAAATTAAATCTCGATAACGAATGTTTTAGTATATCTTCTATAGGATAAATCAACTTTCCAAACAAAAGTATATGTCCTTTGTATAAAAAGTGATTGTCTATTTCATAGTTTTTAATTTCAAATAGAGTATTTTCATTAGCATTATTATGTACTTTAATGTTTTCGTACTTTTCTAAAATTGGTTTTTTAAAAAAGTTAATAATGGTGTAGTTTCTATAAAACTGTTTCATCAAAAATTCGTTTTACAAGGTGTTTTTCTACGTCAAAATTGTTTATTAACTCTGAGTTATGAATGAGTATATCTTTCATTTCTCTATTCATTTTTAATAAATCTTTATTAGAGAGTTTAGAAATCTGTTTTATAATATCGAATACAGCATTTAATCTTTCCCATCCGTCTTCAATATTATCATAACTTTCATCCCACCATCGATCGAAAGTTTTAAATCCTAGTTCTTTTAACTTTTGTAAATGTCTGTAGGGTCCAAATTGAATAACAGGATGACCGCAGTATATAGGATTATAAGTTGAATCGTGCAGATGACATGCGTTTTCTACAAACGGAAAGGCACACATAACTGTACTTATAAAAGTATTCGTGTAATGAACTGGGTTATATGGTAGATCTGCGTTAAAATATCCTGGTTTAAACCCAGGAGGACCGTGGTTTGTTTTATCTGTTTCGTCTATGTCGAATGGAACTTTAGAAATAAGGTTTTCTATATTTTCTGTTTGTAATATATCTTTAAATAACTCTGATACATGCTCTGTGAATCTATAATCAGTATTATACTTATGAAAACTTAATTTAAATTTATCGTACAGATTATTTTTATTAATATAGAGCATATATAAGTTACGTTCAGGGCGAGTAGTTCTATTAACCTGGAGGAAAGTACGTATATTTTGTATATTCTTTTCTCTGTATGTTATAAGCTCATCTATATTTACTGACTTAGGTAAATGGTTTCGTTCCTTTAAAAACCTTACTTTAAAGATATCATAAGGAAAACTTATCACATTTATTTTTTGTTTTGGATTAAATTTAAGGTACCATTGTTTATATACATCTTCAGCATATAGATTATTAGTAATGTAGTATATTTGTTTACCTTTTAGTTTTAACTTTTCTATACTAATATGTAGTTCTTTAAAAAAATCAGTAGGATTATCTCCTTCCATTAAATCGTCAAGTATTAACTTACAGTTTTCATTTCTTATTTCCTGTTGTATTTTTTTAGGGATAATGTTTAGATGTTTAGCGGCTAATGCAATATGGTGGTGGAGAATCACACTATAAATGAAAGGTCTATCCCATTTAAAATTATCTATACTTACAGATTCTATATTTAGAAAAGAGCCCATATCAGAATGAGAAAACAGTGGTCGTGTAATTGTGTGTCCACTGTCGTCGATTTCTGTTATTTCAGAAATATTCTTATATAAATCTAAAATATCTCTGTCAGGTGCGTGTAAACTTGTTTGATTAAACTTATCTGTTAAATTAACTGTTTTGAGCATTTTAAAAAATTATATAAATAGTTAGACCAAAAATCATGTCCAAATTCTGTAGGATGGTAGTCTACTAATTCAAAAGGTTTAAATTTATTTTTTTCTAACTCTCTTATGTACTCTAAAAAAGTTTCATTAGGATAAAGTTTTTTATATAACTCTACTACCTCTTGTAAAGAATGCTGTATGTCTAGTCTCTCTAACTTTTTTTTAGGGGTATTAGTATAGAAAGCTTTCAAATTATTCTGAAGAGAAGGTTGTTCATAAAGCTGGTGGGTATTTTCGTCTATTACTCCTTCTTTATCTTCATAAAAGCAATCGAAGAAAAAATGTTTAATGTTTTTACTTTTTAAAAAATGGTGTAAAGATAAAACATTTAAGCAATGTCTAGATAGATACTCTTCTTTGTTCCAAAACCTATTAATATACAGCTTAAAAAAGTCATTTAAATCTTTATTATCATCATTCCAGTGTCTAAATTCAGCAGGATAAACACAGAACCAATATTCAGAATTGTTTTTATCTGCTTTATAATAAAAATCTTTTCTTTCAGGAGAAGACCATCCTATAATTGCGAATATTTCTTCTGGTTTTTTTGTATTAAGTAGCTCAGTCACATCATTTATAGTAGAACGAACTATTCTATCGTTAGACGCTCCAGCATGGGCATTATTAATACATTCTACTCCTAACTTTTTTGCTAATTTATGAGGCCACACTCTAGGTAGCCTGTAAGGTTTGTTTAGAGGATCATTAACTTTAGCTAAATTGTCCCCAAATAGCTCTGGGTCAACAATATCACCTGCTGTCCAACTATCCCCGTTACAGTATAAAGTATTAAAACTTACAGCAGCCATTCTAATCTAAAAATTATAGGGTGATTACCATTTCCTGATTGATCTAAAATCTTATACGGAGTAATGTTACTAAAGTCAGAAGTAAAAAATACTTTATTTTTTTTAACATCTAATTTTAAATCTAAAAATTTATTATAATCATCAAAAAATAATTTTATATGTTCGTGCTCTATTGATTTTTCTTGAAGATGCATTTTTAATATCTCTCCTGTAAAAATGTTATTATAGGGGTCTTCAATGTCTGGTGTGTCGTTTAACCTGTTCGCTGCTCCTAACCACATAAGCGAGTTAGAATAATCAATAATACTGTCAAACTCTAATGATTTTTTATTTAAATTACATTCAACAGATATTTCTTTTTTAGTCTTTTGAACAATAACTCTATAAGTGCTGTCGACATCTACTTTAATTGGCACTATAACATTTTTAAATTCGTCTTCTTCAGGGTTTTGATTTTGCTCCCATAATGGATTTTGCCACCATTGGTACTCTAAATTTAAATGAGGTTCCCCATCTATATCATAAGCACATATAAAAAGTCCTGTGTGTTTACCGTTTTTACCGACTATACATTGCTGGTAGTTAGGTTCTGTGTTAAGTTTTTCTCTAATGTGTTCAATATCAGGTTTAAACTCTATCAAAAGTGTAAATTCCCCTACAATCATATCTCTAACATGATTAAAAATTAAACCATGTCTATCCACATTGTGAAATAAAAAAGTATTATTTTTATCTATTTTCATATTAATATCTTATAGTTAGACATTGATTATAAAAATCAGCAAGTTCAGGGAATGTTTTACAAAAATCTGTTCCTCTCCTTTCATCATGCGCTCTAAAATATCTACCAAAATTAGATCTCTGTTTCATAATTTTTTCAGGATCTTTAAATTTAGATATCATCCAATCATAAGAACGTTTAATTTTTTGAACTTCAACATCTGAGAATCCTACTAGCCTATTATCGAATTTAGGTATCCCTAAAAAGTCTATGTACTGACAGGTATCTAATAACACTGGGTGCCATTTATCTTCTAATATTTGTAATGTTTGATGAGACGGGTGTCTCAAGTAAGAAGAATCTAAAAATACAGCAGATACCCAGTACCTATCTGTGGAAGCGTATTCTTTTTTAAGGCCATATATACCTTGAGCTAGTTTTTTATAAGAAGGTACTGATAATGCATTGAAAGTAGACATTACTGTTACAGTAACTCTAGGGCATTTAGTTAATATTTTATTTAAATTATCCCAAAATCTGTTAAATTCTAATCCGTTTCTAATATATTCAGCTTGTTCTCCCCAAGCTTCCACAGATGTAAATATAATAAATTCTCGTACTCTGTCTTCTTCGGTAATTCTTTGAATCTTATCTATTAGTTTATCTACTAAGTCGTCTGGTATTCCTAAATTAGAGTTAATAGCTAAGTTTAGGTTATTATTAGGATCTTTTTGTTCTAAAATAAAATCTAAAATTTTCCATGTGTCTTTAGATAAAAGAGGTTCACCACCAGTAATTCTAAAAGTATGTAAATCTCTATATAAATCCGGCCACCATTTCCAAAATGCTTCGACATAAGGGTTATGTTCTGTATGATGTATCGGCATTTGACCGGTTGACTTTAAATACTCTAAATCATTGAAGCTGTCATCAGTTGGGTATGGACCGAATTTTTTAGCCTCTTGAACCCAAGTAGAAGAAAAAGAAGGTCCACAGTAAGAACATTTAAAGTTACATGCATTAGAGAATGCTACTTCTACATACTTAGGATTATAATCTCCTCTCCAACCTAAATTTTTTATTTCTTCAAAATAAGGTCTTGACCAGCTTTCATTAGATTTAAAAACTCTATCAGAATATTGCTGTGAATTATCTTCAACATTCCAGCAGAAATCACATTCTTTAGGTCTTACTCCATCTATCATTTCTTTTCTTCTCTGCTTTTTAAATCTTGTATTATGTAATGCAGAAGGATTTCTAGTCAGTTCAGATAGAGGTATTTTGTGAGTAGAAGGGTGGTGACATGAATGCGTTCTACCCATCTGTAAATGTATAGTAGACTGAGTCCATTTAGCTAAACACATACATGAACTTATCGAATCTAACTTACCTTTAGTATAAGCGTAATCTGGGTTATCAAATTTTATTTCTTTATCTTCTTTCATAGTTCTATGTTAATCATAGTAGCTTTAGGAGTAATATTTATCTTATCTACTAATTTATATTCTAACTGTTTAATACCGTCATTTTTATAATCCCAACTACCTTTTTGCATTTCTAATACGTATCTTCGTTCATTACGTGCTGTTGTTTCTCCTTTTGCCCATTTACCGTTTACTAATCCTTCATCTTTATGAGGTAGACATTCAAACCTACCTAACTTTCTATGTGGAATAATAGAATTAGGTACCTTAATTACTTCTGTCTTAAGGTCACAGTTCTTCATCTTAAGATACGAAATATTTAAATCATAAACAAGATTATCGTTAGGTTTTTCAATATGTAAGTTTTTAATTTCTTCATCAGATAATGCTCTGTCCCAAACTGCTACATCTGCTATATCTCCTTTAAAGTACTTACCGGGATCTTCTTCAGGTAAAGAAGGCGTAGTTCCTAGAAATAGACTACTGTTAAAATACTTTTTAAGATCTCCTTTAAACTTAAGAGGGGAAGGACTTCCTTGCCCAGCTCTGGTATCTACTTGACTACCGTTTAAATAAAAATGAGCTTTTTTAGTTTCTTGGTTTATAACTGCAGTAATATAACTCCATTGTCCTGAGTATCTTTTTAACCACATGTAGTTGTGTTGATTTTCTTTATTCCAAAACTGTAAAGTTAAAGCTCTAGAGTTATTAAAAGCAAAACCGTAATCATAACCGGGCATTCTAACTATAGGATATTCTACATATCTTTTATTCTTACCACCAATAAGGTACTCATCAACTTTCTGAGGTTGCTGATAAGGTCTGACTAGTGCTGTTATAGTATGAGTCTTTGAAGTAAATTTTAATAAATCTCTAGACTTAGGAGTTTGCGCCCAAGAGTCTTTACCGTTAAAACCGATATATGCTTTAGCCTTATCTTTATATGGTAAGTAAGTATCATTTGTTAATCCTTCAAGATGACATCTCCAAAATAAATCATCATCTTCCATACCCCAATCCCAATAGTCATTTGAGTAGCCATTAGTTTTTTCTACGTGTTCTTTATTGAATAGTACTGCACCACCAAAATATTCATGGTACTTTAATCTATATCCCATTTGAGATATTCTAGTTGCAAGATGTATAGGATATTTATCTGGGTATGAGTAATCTACGCCTTCTTCTGGTATCATATCAATATCATGCCATACAATGTAGTCACATCCGTCTTCGAAGGCGTGTTTAGCAGCAATATTTTTAGTAGCTCCTCTATTGAAAAGTTTATCATCAACTTGATGAGCAAAGTATATATGGTAATGAATACCTTGTTCCTCAAGATGTTTACCAACTCTAGGAATAAACTCTTTTAAATGAGCTGCTCTATTTCTATATGGAACACATACTCCTAATTTCATAACTCTACTTTTAAATGTCTATACATACCTAGATCCCTATCAGAGATTGTTTTGTATTCTAGAGTAGTTAAACCGTCTATTCTATAATTGGTACGCTGTTCTAAATACTGTTTAAAGTACTGTATCTGGTGATCTCTAGTGTTCCAATTTACCCAATACCCGTCTTTATATCCGTTTTCTTGATGCTCTAAAACTTTGAATAGTCCTTTTCTTCTATTTGGAATAGGAATAGAAACTTCATTGTCTCTAGCTACTTCGATTTGCTTACAATTAAAAATAACACCATGTCTTTTATGTTTACTTAAATCTATAAGCTTTTTATCAGATATAAATTTGCTATCATAGTAACACTCTAAGTACCTCTGATTAATGTGTTTAAAGTAGTTATTATGTTTATCTTCCGAGATTATCTTAATCTGCTTAGAGTCTAGTGCTTGAGACACAACACAAAAACTATCTATATTTCCTTTAAAGTAGTTATTGACTAGATCTCTATTTGGATCTCCAACACCTAAGTAGAAGTACTTATTTAAAGAAATATCTAATAATGTATCATAAGTGTTAACTCCCTGTAGTTCTCCGTTAATATAAAAATCTACTCTATTAGGTCTTGAATCTTCATTTATAACAATACATACATTGAGAGAACAAGGATGATACTTATCCTTACTTGTTATACTTATAGAACTATAATCTGATTTCCAGAATTGAAATAGTATATCTCTAAAAGAATTTACATTAAGAGCTATATCATACCCGGCTATAGAAAATATACTGTACTCATCATAGGCTTTGTCTGGGTCTAATAAGAATGGTATAATTTCGAACGTCAGAAAAATACTATAGGATTTACCTGGTTTAAAAAAATTAGGACAGGTAACAAAACTGTTCTGTCCGTTAAATTCTAAAGATAATCCGTCTTTTGTTTTATTAATATATTTTTTCTCTGATAGTTTAACATAATTCTCTTGACATCTAAGAAAGAGATCATCATCTTCGAACCCCCAACCGTAATACTTATTTGAGTAACCGTTAATACGTTTGAATGTTTTAGTATTAAATAAAGTTACTCCACCAAAATATTCATCAAATAAAGTTCTAGAAATACCGTCTGGTAAATCAAAGTCTGTGATAAGATGTTGAGGTTTATTAGAATAAGAATAGTCGGCTTGTAGAGGTATCATGTCTACATCGTGAAATACGACATAATCACACCCAAGCTTTTCTGCTTTTAAAAACCCAATATTTAATAGCTTTGCTCTATTAAAGTCTAGGTCATCAGCTTGCTCGACAATTATTATCTCAAACTGTATGTCTTGCTCTTGAAGATATTTGGATATTGAATCTATAAAAACAGGTAGTTGTTTTTCCCTATTACGGTAGGGAACTATAACTCCAAGTTTATACATCTACATCGTCACCAATATACTTTTCTTTCCATAAAGCAAGATACCATTGAAGTCTTTCACTCCACTCATCTTTGTCGATTTCTTCAAACCAAACAGTAAGGGCATCTAATGTTGTTGCAATTTTTTCAAGAGCTACTACTTTTCGCTCTTCTAACAATAACGAATCTACTTTTGATTCACTAACTTTGCTCATACTTTAATTATTAAATCTGTTAATTTATTCCATTTTATATACTCAATATAAGAAAAATTTTGCAATTTCTCAAACATAAATTCAGGATTATTGATATCAATTTTAAAATCAAACATTTTGATAGCATGATACATTTTTTCATATTCCTCTGAGTAGGCGTATTTCTTTTTTACATCTGCTACTTTTTTGATTCTATCCACACAAGTTGAATCCCATTTAAAGTGGTGTACTTGTGTAAAGCAGTCTTGTACAGGCATTCTTTTAGGATGTGAAGTACCCCAGCTATTAGTCCCATCAGTAAATTTAGCATAATGCTGTCCAGAAGTAATAGATTGATAACCTTTCATTAAAGTCACTTTATTTGGGCAAGCACCAGACATCGGATATCTAAAAAATCCTCCGTAAGGGAAGGCTTTGTGTAAATCCGTCTCTCTAGTAACTTCCGGGAAAGTACCATTAGGGCCTATTCTATCTAAGAACCCACCTGTTACAAAGTCATAACCTTTATTTTCACAGTGCTTTATAATATCTTCTATATCATACGGATATAATTGAAGTTCATCATCGTCCGATACTATCCACCATTCATTTGGATGTCTAAGTTTTATAGTATTGTAGATATCTGTAACTCTATCCCACTTATATTTAGGTTCTGTTACTACCCAAAAAGGAGTAATACCTAACTCTTCAACTTGTTCTAATATCTTATCATCATCTTTTTGACGATACACTACAACAAACATCTTATCAACCTTATCTTCATAATGCTTTAACATATGAGGTAAGATGTGCGTATTTTCTCCGACTACTGTTACTAAATTAGGCACGCTGTAATAATGTTAATCCTGTTGAGGCTGGTTTCATAGGATGAATACCGGTATTAAAAAAATTAAACTGTTTCCATTCAGGTCCTATTTCTTGTATAAATTTTGTTGGTCCATCCCATTCTTGGAAGTATTCTTTTTCATCTTCCGTTACTATAAATTCTTTTTGGTATCTTTTATCAGTATCGTGAATTGATATCATTCCATAATCTGATAGTAGTGTCGAATATAGTTCAAAGTCTCTTTTAACGTCTTCGTAAGAATGTCCTGCATCTATATGTAGAAAGTCAATCTTAATATCTTGTTTTACGAAAAAATCGTAGAAAGCTTTTTCAGTTGTTTCTTTTATGAATCTTGGTGCAAATTGGTATCTAAAGAAAGAATCTTTTTCTAAATAATCTATATTACCTCCTACACCGTTAGCTGCATCGACAAGGTATGTTACACCTATATCACCGTGATTATAGTCTTTATCACCAGAAAAGATTTCTTGATCGTGTAGATCAAGTCTTGCTTGTGTCATTATACGAGGAATAAATCCTCCACCGGATCCTAAACATACTAGACTCTTATACCTCATCAACTGTATAATAGCGTACATAAGTAGCCCATCCCCTAAATGAAAGTCGGTAGCTCCGTGAGTCCATCTATAAGGTACGGATTTAAAAACTGTATTTATCTTACCGTCAGCATCTTTAACTTTTTCAGGGTTGTTGGTTAAAAATTGTCTAATAAATTCTTTATCTAATAATCCCATTATCTTCCTGGTATTATGCTTAAATCTAAATGTGGGAGTCTAATACAATTAAGTAAATGCGATATTTCACTTTCGTAATTTAGATTTCCTTTATTATCTTTTATATCTCTTTTCAAAGGTCCGTAATGTTTAACAAATTCACCCGAATCTTTAAATGTCCATATACCTTCTTGATGATCATCCCCCCATTCCCATTCTCTACAGTTGTAGTAAGTAGAAAGTAGTGGTTTATATTTTATTTTTTCTTCTTCTAACATTGTCTTTAGTAAAAGCTGTTCACTGAAAATAAGATAAAGAGAGTTTTTTACTCCCATTTTGGTAAATTCTTCCATAATGTCTAGACTCTGATTTGCATACTTCTTTGTAAAAGTTGGATCAGGTAAGTGTAAGAACCCTACATTTACAGAATCAGTTTCCCACCTTCTTTTAAAAGTCAACTGTTTTACGTATTTATCCACACTACTAGGATAATATCCACCTCCGTTCTCGTAATGCATTACATATAGAGTATCTTTATTTAAAAAGTCTCTCAAAGGGATGTAGACGTGGGTATCATTATCCATTAGAATAGCTGGTTCGTCTAGCTGTGCTAAAACTTCCAATTTAGGTGAAGCCCAAAATACTTCTTTATCTATTCTCCTTGTTGTAGGCATAGGACGTATAGAATCCCAAAAGTCTAAAACTTTTAATTTTAATAGTATATCTATAGTTAAATCATCAGCATATAAAATACATTTATCCTGTCTATGGTTTTTTTTCCATAAGTAAACTGATGCAAGGAGTAGTAGTATGTTTAACTTACTATTAGCATAATTATCTTTTGAATTAAGGTTTCCCTTAATATTCTCTAAAACCCAAACTGTATTCAAAACTATTCTTCTATAAAACTATCTTCACTAAAAACACTTGATAAATGTTTTTTGATATTAGAATACCCATACGAATAAATATTATTAAGCATAGATAGATCTAAAACTTTTCTTTTTTCTATTACAGATTCATTACTAATCTGTTCTGTAGTAGTTAATTCTTCTCTGTAGGATATAATTTCATTACCTTCTTTATCGAAAGTAATAAATGGAACCTGTTCTTTCTTTTCTATTACATTTATTTTAGGAACCTCAACTTCTTGTTCTTCACCTAGAAAAAACTCTAACCCATGAGGTAAAATGTAGTCTCTGGGTTGGCTGTTATCTTGTGGGTAAATTACTATTCTTTCTGAAAGTTTACCTGTAGGTTCAGGTATTGTATCTTGACCTTCGTATTTTATATAGTACTTATCTGCATAGCTTTTGTTTATCCAGTAAGTATAATTAAAAAAGACTATACCTGTATATTTTTTAAAGTGGAAGCTGCCTATAGTAATATAAATATTTGTAGCACTTCCGTAACTTGTATCAAAATCTCCTTTTAAACTAAAACCCATTTTTAAATTTTTATATCTAAGTACTTTCTAGTAACTTCTTTTTTTCTTCTATCGTATATTGATAGCACAGCAGTAACTGGTTTAATGTTAGATTCTACTTTTACAACTGCTTTTGTAATTTCACCGTTTAATACGGGGATAGAAGTAAGCCGTCTTGTAGTTAACATAGTCCCTCTATTATCCACTATAGTTAAAAGTATGAAAGATATTTCAGAAACACTAGGAATTTCTTGTAAAATTTCTTTCCATTCATAAGTCCAGTCTAAATTTAAAGTATAACCACCGGTATTAAACTTACGAGCTTCTTTAAAATTATATTTATCATCTATATCATCCCACTTTCCTTTAGGGCATGCTCCTTTTACCGGGGAGAAAACTTTACCCTTTAGTGCGCATCCACATACCTTACATCTTTTTAATCCTAAATTAGTTACTTTAAATTCGCATAGATCACATACAGTTAATCTTTCTGCTGCAAGTTGAGCTTGTGCTTCATTAGGACTAAAGCTGATATTCCATGCTTTGAGTATTTCTTCAATTTTATTCATAACTATTTTTTATTTTAATATGCACCGCAACTATAACATGGATCTGTAAATGCTGTTCCATCCCAGTACCTAACAAAATTACCATCAGAGTAGTATCCCGCAGAGGCTAAAGTAGAACAATTTGAATTTGTATAAATGTTAGTAGAAGAGCAAAAAGTTTGTTCATCTATATAATATGTAGTGTTAGTTGCTGTACAAGCATCACCTGCCGATACGTTAGAATATTTTAAATCATATGGATTACAGTCACAAAAGTACTGTAAGTTTTCAACCCTAGCGAACGCTTTTTTAGTTGTGAGTACAGGTTCAGTTAACGAACATACATTGATAGTCTGCCCAGGAGCTAAGGTATCTGATGCAGGATTTGTTGTATCACAATCTGTATAGTCATACCCAATCGTAGTACCAGAAATATTAGAGAAGTTAGTTATTCTGTATGTATAGCAAAAATTACATTTACCGGATTCTATAACTATACCTTTCAGGTCAATCTTCATAAAAGCATCATTAGTATTACCACGTGTTGATGATAGACTATGATACCCTGCTTTTTTAAGAAGAGGTTTAGTAATCTTAGGATTTAAAAATATTTGACTAGGAAGAGTGTATTGAAGTCCACTTTTAAAATGTGTTTGTGGATTCCTAGCAGGAGGGATACTTCCTGAACCATCGTGCCAAACCGGGATGTTATTAGAACCAGATGTACAACAGTCTTGAGAAGTTCCCCAAGTAGCATCAAATGATGTATATATTGCATTACCAATATCGCTAGTTGCTGGAGGGCATCCTAATCCTGTTTGATTGTCTTCTATAAGAATGTAATCTATAAATTCTGGTGTATATATAAGAGTACCTTGTCCATTATTAGCTGTTGTTAACTCGTCGTAAGTTAAATCATCAGCATCTGCATCATTAGACTCTCTTTTGGCTAAAGTTTTTGTGTAAGAGCTACCTGAGTAGAATACAGAGTAATCTGTACCTGGTAGTCCTCCTCCGGATAATCTTACATAAAAATATCTATTAGCCATTTACTTTTTATAATGGGTTTGTACATGCACCACCAGAACAATTTATAATAGTTGTTACAAATCCAAAGTTATCTACTTCTAATATTTTAACATTACTAGTATCACTAGTTTGTGTTGAAGATGCTGCTACAGCAATATATCCAAACACTTGGCTCAAACTTCCTTCTACATCTGTGATGTATGTACCTTCAGTAATATTAGCATACGTTTCAGTTGAATCTGAACTGTTATTAACAAGATACGAAGTATCTCCCGATTGCCAACATAAATCATCACAATTATATCTAACTTGTGATATAAATACTGTTTCACTTCCTCCGGCAGGAGCAGAACATACAGAAGATAAAATAGCTGAGCCTGTGTAAATGCTTACTCCTTTGTTTGGATTAGGAGAAAAAACTTTACTTAAGGTAATACTTGTAAAATATTGATTAGGTTCAAAATTACCATCAATTATCGGAACAAAATGTCTAGATTTATCCCCAGGTACTGTTGTTCTATAAGTACCTACAGCTCCGGTAGCAGTCCTAACTTCAAAAGCTAAGTCTACTGGGTTTTGAGGTGCTGTAAATGCTGAAGCTGATCTGAACTCGACGTAAACTCCTCTTTCGTTCGCATTTTCTTGCCAGGTACAGTCCTCTTTAAAAGACGGTGTAAGAGTTTTAGTAGGCTGTGAATAGACCGACTCTGGTAGTACTTCTCTTTGCTGACCGGGTGCCCATCTAGTAATATCTGTGTACCAGCCAGTAGTTTGAGAATTAAAACTTCCTGTTGAGCTAACACCTGTACCTGCATAAACTTTTATAGTGGAACTATCGGATACTCTATTAGAACCGGATACTATTATTCTTTTAGCTAAATTATTAGCTAAGAGTTTACTTGTGTCATATAAATGAGTATTAATTACTCTATTAGTTGTAGAATATACAGTCGATTTACTTTCATCACTTATAGCCCACCCGCTAGTAAAATCTAAATTAGAAGTATCCACCGGTTGTCCACTAACAGTATTAGATGAACCTGCTGTGGCCATTACTTCTGATTTTAATATACTACCGCTCTCTACTAAAAAGAAGTCTCTGTAGTTTGCACCTGCGCTACCGGTTGAATAGTATCCGTTTAATATCTTATTTCTACCTCCTTCGTCATAATATAAATCAGTCCCTGCTGTCAATGACCCAGTCCAAAATAAAGGTAAAATCTTAGGATTGTTTTCTACCTTTATAGTATGTGTAAAATAAAATAAACTACTGCTAACTACGTATTCGTTTTCTAAGTCTCCTGGAGTTGAAGAACCAGTTATGTAAGCTCTAGAAGCAGATAGCATTATTGTTGCTTTAGCGTCAGCGTCAGCTTGTGATACATAGCTAGTTAAAAGTCCCTCTTCCAGTTCAACTGAATTTACAAGTACTCTTTCAAACGCTCCTACATTATAACTTACGTTAGCACTTGCAGCTGCGCTAGTATATACTGTAGCTGCAGATACTGTCTTACCCGGTACCGGTTTTCCTGCTTCATAAGGTAAAGTTATTAATCTTTCCCACACTGCGTTATTTTCTGTACTGTCAAATACTTGATCAAATACTATTCCTAATCCTAGTGGGGCATCACTTCTTATTATTTTTTTGTTACCGTCTTCATAATCAAAACCAACTAATCCTGTAACATAATAATAAGATTTACCAGAAACTGTTCCAGAATATAGGAAAGTCTCCAAACCATTACTGTAGTAAGTTCCAGTATCAATTTCTGTGGCTAAATTATCTTTTTTATAAAAGTTATCACCATTTGATATAGTAGGGCTAGAGCTAAATACATTTTTAAGAGAAGGAAGAGGTTCAATTAACCAAGTTTTTTTAAAAATACTAATTAAAAGTAGTACAATAATTACTACAAGTATTATAACAGAAATTATAATACCAGCTGGTGAGCTAAGACCTGCAAAAACTGTGTTAGTTAGAAGACCTCCTGCAGCTTTTTTTCCTGCGATTGTTGCTATAAGACCAGGTATTTCCGTGGCAAGCACAATACTGTTGAATATCAACACTCCTTCGTTGGTTACCTGTTCGGAAGATTTACTAGCTTGTATCAATATCTGTATTAAATTACCGTCGATAAAAGTTGCGTAATTACCGTCATTAAGCCTACTTGTTAAACTATTAGAATATGCTTGACCTAGATGGTATAAAGCGTTAAACCCACCGTTCATAATATAGTGTTTTTTCCCGCTTAAGTCATAATATCTCCATTTCTCAGCAGCTTTATAACCAGATGTAGTATCGGAGGTAACATAGTACCTATATACTGACGGTTGAGGTATTGAAGCATTAGCGTATGTTCTGCTTATTTTTCCTACACTAGGTACAAAAGGTTCAATATTCATCGGAGAATAATCATAAGATGAATCATCGTGCCATTCGCTTCTAATTAATTTTGTTGTAGGCTCTTTTCTTTTTTTTCCTTTTTGATACCAATTGCTGGTAGGGCCTGTATATCTATATTCAGTCTTAGGTTGGGCAAATAATCTTGGTTTTACTTTGACTTTTAAGACAGTACCGTAGTTTCTATCTAACTCTTCTCCTACTTGATAAACAGTAGAGCCGATTCCGTAATAATACGGTAAGGCTGGTTTAGTCATGAGTGCATCAGAATATAAGTATGTACCCGGGGTTAAGCTAGCTAATCTCCAAACTTTAGTTTGGTATGTAGATGATCCGTCCTTAGCATCATAAGGAGAGTAAGGGTGTAAACCTGCTGTATGTTTAACAGGAGTAATATAGTCACAATCAATTATAACATTTACTTCTTCATTTGCATTTGAGTAATTTAAATTAGCTCCTATATCGATATGTAAATTTAATAAAGTAGTTTTAAGTCTTTCTGGTCCGTTTACATTAACAAGTATATCAGTAGTAACTCCATTATACGAATTAGTTTCAAACCATCTAGTATTAGTAAATAAAGCTTGGTCATCAGCGGTTACACTTATTACTGGAGTAAATAAATTATCACTGGTATTTTCATTTAATGTACTTAAAACACTACCATCGGGGGAAGTAAAAGTAATATATCCTATATCATAACCAGGAGATACACTTTGGGATATACTTATTTTAACTATTTTGTGATCTGTGGAAGGGAGCTCTACAGTAGTTGTTAATCTGTTAAACTTTTTGTTATCCCCTCCATAACTATCTTGGTCTAAACCAAAAGGAGTAAAATCTGTCCAATTGCTACTAGAAAAAAATAATGTTGCCATAGTTTAACAATTTAAAGTATTTCCGTTAGGACATGTTATTATTTGTGTAACCACTCCATTTTCAACTTGATAAAATACTCCGGAACCTTCACCTCCGTCAGGGTAGTACCTTCCATCTGATGCTGATACTGATAAACTCTCGTCTAAATACCAGACAGTATCTCCTGCAGCTCCTGTTAAAATAGATTGAGAACCGGTGTAATAAATAGTTACAGGGCCATAGCTTATGGAACTACTAGCACAACTAAAACATACATCAAAAGCAGGAGCTAATAAACTGTGGCTACAGAAAGTAGCAGAATTTATTTCTAGATTATTAAAGAAAGCATAATAGTCCACGCTAGAAGAAACTTCAAAAGTTAAACTCAAGCTTGAAGTAAAAATTGAGTTTGTACCGTTATCTGTTCCCCATCCTAGAAAAGTACTGTTTGTAGCGGGATCTGCAGTACTTGTTATAATAGTGTTTATTGGTACTTCAAAATTAAAATACCTATCTTTTACTAACCCTCCACCAGAACCACTAGATATACTTCCTGATGATATACTTGTTAAGAAAATAGCTTCTAGTTCAACATTAAACGAATTAGGATTATTTACTTCTGTAACATCTATGCCTAAAGGACAGTCTAAATGTGGGAACTCTCTAAACTGTTCAGAACTAGAAATAGAACTCCTTATGTCATTTGCATTTGATACCTTAGCATATCTAGGGCTGAAAAATTTAGCGTCAGCAGGAGTAAGTTTATTTATTATAGTTTCGAAAGAGTCAGAATCAAGTATGTTTCTACCAACAGACTTTACAGCTCCTCTGATACTATCATCAGGATTGCTGCTCGTTGCAAACATGTTAAACGAACCTGATTCTACTATTGGCATAACTTATTTAATTTTTTGTTCTATTACTTCTAATCTTTCACTTAGCTCTAATATTGCTTTATGCATATGTGCCAGGATAGGTCTATCTCTCATAGTTAAATAACCACCGCTTCCACTTTGTATTGCATAAGGGATAGCCTGCTGTACTTCCTGGGCTATAAATCCTGCATCCTGTCTATCTGATTTAATATATTCGTATGATACAAATTGTTTTAATGTTTCTAATCCTTCTTTAATTGGAGTAATTTCGCTTTTTAATCTACGGTCGGAAGTTGTAATAAAGTCGTTTGCATCTACATCTCCTGAGAATAGACCTGCTGAACCGGTAATGTTTCCTTCTATGACTAAATTACCGCTACCGGATATATTGCCTCCTACGGTTAAAAGTTCACCAGGAGTTAATGTACCTATACCGACATTACCTGTTTTTTCAATTCGCATTTTTTGACTGCCTGAAATAGCAAATATCATTGCACCAGGGCCCCCAAAAGATCCTGCAGGGTCTAAATCAAAGTACATTGTAGCAGCAAATACACCAATACTACCTGAGGTTGTGTTGTTGTCAAACTCTATATGTGATCTATTCGTACTACTTTCAAATCTAGCTAGTGGGTTAGTAGTTGTACCTGTAACTTTTAAAATATTTCTTGATAAACTAGATCCGTCGATTGCAAGAGAACCTGTAAAGTCATGAGAATCATCTGCTGTATCTCCAAATTTGGTTGAACCGCTTCTGTATATAATTGAAGAAGATATAAACTCTGTATGAAATTCTTCTGCGGTGATTCTACCGGTTACAGTTAAATCTCCTGTTAACGTATCTGTAGTATTGAGTAAGAAAGAACCTGTTGCTCCGTTAACTGTACTATCTACATATGCTTTAGTAGCAGCATCTTGAGCAGCGGTAGGGTCTGTAAGGCTAGAGATTCTACCTGAAACTGTAAGACCTGTAGTAGATGTTGAAAGTTTTAGTACTTCATTATGTCTAAGAACTACTGCTCCACCTTCGGTAGCTTGTAGCATTGGTCCTCCTCCAAAACCTCCTAGTATGACAGAAGATGCTCTTAAATTTAAAGCTCCAGAACCAGACTGGATAACAAAAGCTCCTGTACCTGATTCATAAATTCTAAGTCGATTATTATTAAATATAGCTTCACTAGTGGAAGAAAAATTAATATCATCGTTAGCTGAAACCGATATATTGGTTCCTCCGGTAGTGTTCCCATTTGCTAATACTTCTGCTAGTGTATCTACACTTCCTGTTGCTGCATTAACAGTACTGTCTACATATGCTTTAGTAGCAGCATCTTGTGCTAAAGTTGGATCTTGTACTTGAATAATTTTAAAACTATTCATGTTTAGTCCTTCGTTACTAAGTCTCGCTATTTCAGTATTACTAGAACCTGATTCAAAAATTAAGCTATTAGTAAATTCTATTTTTGAAGCATTGTCTAATGCTTTTAATTGTAAGTAATTATTATTAGTAGTATCCTGTATATTAATAGTTGGATTACTATCGTTGGTAACATTAAGGTTAACTAAACTACTTACACTATTATTAGTAACATTTACTCTAGAGCTGCCTGAAGTGTATAATTGAATTTGATCACTAGCAAATGCTAATTTAGTATGTTCATCTGTTTTATGTCTAAGTTCATCGGCTATAGTAACTGAAGATGCATCTACAACGTTAGTTACAGTTAAAGTACCTGTTAGAGTATCTGTAGTGTTTAATAAGTATGAACTTGTAGCTGCTTCGATAGCATCTAGCCTACCGTCGTATAGAGTATCAGTACTCTCTAACGAACCAGATTTAGTTTCTAAAGATTGTAATCTACTATCCTGTAAAGTTTGTTCGGTAGATATAGATCCTGTTTCTAATTCAAGTGCATCTAGTCTACCGTCGTATAAATTATCTACACCTTCTAAATCTGTAATTCTTGTACTAAAAGAAGAACTTGGTGCTGAAAAAGCTCCGCTAATGTTAGCTTCTAAAGCATACGAGCTAGTAGCTGCTTCGATAGCATCTAGTCTACCGTCGTATAAAGTATCGGTACTTTCTAAAGAACCTGTCTTAGTTTCTAAAGACTGTAATCTGCTATCTTGTAAAGTTTGTTCGGTAGATATAGAACCAGTTTCAGTTTCTAAACTATCTAGTCTACCGTCATATAAAGTATCAGTACTCTCTAATGAACCTGTTTTAGTTTCTAGAGCTTGTAGTCTATTATCTTGTGTAGACTGCTCACTGGCGATCGAACCTGTTTCTAGTTCTAATGCATCTAATCTAAGATCTTGTAGAGTATCATTAGTTTCTAAAGTAGATACCCTAGTACTAAATGAACTAGAAGCAGCAATAAAGTCTGAAAGTAGCGTAAATGAACCGGATAAAGATCCTGTTGATACCGGTGTTGCTACACCGTCGGCATTACCAATCCATAAATAATTTTCTTGTATATTAGGTACATCGTTAGCACGACCGGCTCCTGTGATTACTCCAGAACCGTTTGCCGCATCTACTTTAATTACGTTACCTAATTTTTGTATAAAGTTTGTACCGGTTGGTTTTACATTTGTATACCCTCCTGATGCTCCTACATAAACACTATCTCCTGCTGCAAATTGAGAGGTGTTTACATTATTTATGAATCCTGAAAGAACAGCATACCCTTCCTGGTCAAAAGCTAGATCTTCATCTAGTACGTATGCTGCAGGCATTCTATCGGCTCTGGAGGCTGATGCTGCATATACATGGCTAGCATTTCCTGTAGAGCCTGAAACGTATACTGGTGTTCCTTTTACAAGTGTTTGAGATTCTTTATTCTTTACAAGTTCATGAATATGATTACCTGTGGTATCTAAAGTAAATGTATCTCCGTTATCTTTCGTAAAAGTAATTTCTGAGAAATCATTTGATGCTGTTACAAGACCTTCAGCAAAATGTGAGGCTGACTCAGCTGTAGCAGTAGTAATAACTACATCGAATGTACTTGCATCTCCTTTTGTGAAAGTTATAGTACTTCCGGCTGCAGATGCAGTACTAATTAAACTACCGGTAATATCTGCTATTTGATTACTAGATGATACAAGTGTTGGTTTATTAGCAACGTTATCATATTCAACATACGATGCAGTTGCAGATAGTAAAGTAAAGGATGAAGTAACTGCTGTTTCACCATTTGCTACCGCTATGTAGTCTACACTAGAACCGGGATAAAGACCCCAACTTCCTGTTGTGTACGTGCTGACTAATCTAAATCCTGTAGGAGTTTTATTTTCAGCATAAACATCTCCAAATAGCCCATTATTTGTTAAAGCTACACTATAATTCGATGAACTGAATGGTGTAGCAAAGGTTACGTCAAAGAAACTATCATTACTCCCAGTAGCTTGAAAAGAAGCAGAAGGCACATTACCTACCTTAGTATTCAGACCTAAACTTGAAGAACTAAATACTGTTATAGGAAACGTCGAACCATCTCCTTTAGTAAAAGTAATTGTATCCCCAGTAGCAGAAGCAGTAGTTATTAAACTTCCAGTTATATCAGCTATTTGATTACTAGATGATACAAGTGTTGGTTTATTAGCTACATTGTTATATTCAACATAAGATGCAGTGGCGGATAATAGAGTGAATGAAGAAGTAACTGCTGTTTCACCATTTGCTACCGCTATGTAGTCTACACTAGAACCCGGTATATTACTCCAATTTGTAATAGTGGCATCTGCCCAAATATCAAACCCAGAAGTAGTTTTATTTTCAATAGAAAAGTCATCTAATTGTGCATATAACTCTTTATTAGCGTTTGCAAGTTGGAGAGATACACCGTAATCTGATGAACTAAAAGGGGTTGCAAATGTTACTGAGGCATAACTATCACTACCTGTTGCTTGAAAAGAAGCAGAAGGCACATTACCAACCTTAGTATTTAATCCTAAACTTGAGGAAGTATAGATTGTTATAGGAAAAGTTGAACCATCTCCTTTAGTAAAGGTTATCGTATCCCCAGTAGCAGATGCAGTACTAATTAAGCTACCGGTTAAGCTTGCAACTTGAGCACTAGAAGAAACTAAAGTCGGTTTATTTGCTACATTATCATATTCGACGTAAGAAGCTGTTGCAGATAATAAAGTAAAAGATGAAGTAACTGCTGTTTCTCCGTTTGCTACAGCTATGTAACTAATATCATTGTCAAAGGATCTATCATTAGCTAGAACTGATATAGATGTGTCTATTAATACTCCAAATCCTGTAGTTGTTTTATTTACAACAGCAATCATGGGAGCTGTAACTAACCGGTCAAAAACTGAACCAGTAGCAAGCACATTTGGGTAATGAACTACTACCTGGTAATCTGACGAACTAAAAGGTGTTGCAAATTCAACACTAGCAGATGCCTGGGTACTACCTCCGGGACTGTAAGCAACGAATGAAGAAGTTGGTATAAAACCTACCTTAGTATTTAGTCCTAAACTTGAGGAAGTAAAGATTGTTATAGGGAAAGTTGAACCGTCTCCTTTAGTAAACGTAATCGTATCACCAGTTGCAGAAGCCGTTACTAAACTACTGCCGGTTATCCCGGAATCTGTTAAAGAACCTGTAGCTGCTTCAATTGCATCTAATCTAGCATCTTGTAATGCCTGTTCTGTTGCAATAGATCCTGTTTCTAATTCAAGAGCATCTAATCTACTCTCTGCCGAACCAGTAAAAGCATTAAGTGAAGAAATATCAACTTGAGCTCCTACTTCAGTCCAGTTACCTGCCTGGCTTGGATCACTAGCATTAGTCAGTACATACAGAGTATCGTTATCACGTTGATAAACTAATAAACCTTCATATACGTTGGCGGCAGATAATCCTAAACGAGCAGAAGAGTCTGCAACGGAAAACCTTGCATCTGCTGGTTCGTTGTTCGTTATATTAAAGCCGCCAGGTAGTACTATCGCCATATCTTAAACTTCTAAATCATAAGTTATACTTGTACCAGCTCCTCCGGCTTGTAAGTCGTTAGTAATATAAACAGTATAGTCCCCAACTGTAGATTTACTAAATTGACCAAATACTCCGAATCCGCTTGTAGTTATATCGGTTAAGTCGCTTTGACTTGAATTGTAAATTATGTAATGATACTTATCCCCAGACCAGCTAAAGGTTCCACTATCTCCGTTTGGATTAACAGTACCTTTATTTACTGTACCGGCGCTTCCTCCTAAAGTTGTATCCCAAGCATCTAAATTTTCAATTTCGCTTTGAGTAAGACTAGATGAAGCTAAAGCTCCGTATCTAACACTTCTAATAATAGAATAAGTTCTATTACTCTGTTTATTGGTAAATATCTGCGGTATGTTATCTCCAGCAGGAGATTCATAGTTAGCAGTAGTAGTGATCGAAAGACTTGCTGAAAAGCCTGTTGTAGTAAATGGAGATGAAGGCGGAGCAGTGGTTAGACTTGTCTGGGTCCATCCATTAGCTGTTCCGTAAGAAGGTGTAAATGAAATACTTCCCGTCGCTCCTTGTTCTATTTGATTAGAAGTTGCACCTAACTGAACTGTAGCTGTATAGCTAACTGATGGATTTGTTGGTTCTACTTTAGACAAAGTGCCGCTTACTGTTACTGAACCGGTAAATATTGAACTATCTAACGGTGAACTAGCTGTATATTCTAATCTGTAATCTTGAGAACCTGATGTGGTAGGTGAATTAGAAAGGGTTGTTCCTGTTCCAACTTCTGTTATGAGGACAGAACCGGTGAATAAAGAAGCAGATATGAGTGTGTACCCTTGATTATTCCAACTACCATTAATAGTGTAATTATCATTTACGTTATTAAATCTGTCTGTTTCAAACCCACTTAAGGTTAAACTCAGATCTGAAGGTACTCCTGGAGCGCCAAAGATAAATTTTAATCTTCCTGTTGTAAAGTCTACTGATACGTTATTATCATAATCTATTACCTCAATTTCTGTAAGAGATTGTGAAGTACTTTGTGATATGTAGTTTACTCCGGATGCACTTTCAGATATAAATCCAAGAGCGGTAATTTGAGCCGACCTAGATATAATACCGTCAGGTTTATTTTCTACATTATCCCATTCCACAAATGATGCAGTAAGAGCATAAGAAGAGGATACTATTCCTGTTAAACCAGAACCATCTCCTATGAAACTACCTGTAAATGAACCAGTATTATAAGAACTTGTAAAGTCGTTTAAGCTTTGACTATGGATATAAAGGTTTGTAAGACGGTCTTCAACCGATCCTGTCCAAATTAGTAAATCACCAAAGATTAAAGAACCGGTATTGCTATTTTCAAGTATAGTTATTCTATTACCTATGTCGCTACCATTGAGCAAAAGGTTCGCTCCAGTAATATGTAATGCTCCA